ACCGCCAAAGTAGATATTATCTTGAACGTAGATACCGTTGCCTTCAGGTCGCACGATTGAGCCATCCTTCTTGACAAGTGCCAGACCGCCCAACCATCCATATCTTGCTACACGATTCTGCGGCTGCACTTCCCATGTACATACACCGTCCAAGACTTCGATATAGCTATTTCCTCGTGAAGAGAAATACATGCTACTCTGACGCTTCTCATCAGTAAAGCTACCATATTGGGCAAAATCCATATAGGCGCAAGGGTCTGGAGTAACAGAACTTTTCTTACCATACTGGAAGACAAACTTACCCTTCTCATTCGTGATAATATGCATCACGTAGAAATAGGTAGAGAAGAAGCCTTTGTGCTGAACGAAGTTACAGTCATCCAATGCTCCTTCCTCTATCTTGTCTGCTCCATGGGCGTTATCTATATCGGCATAGAGACCACGACAAATATCGCCCACTTGCAGAGAGCCGTAATCGTTCTCCTCAAGATGCAGGGTAATAGTACGATTCTCCACGTCCACGCTCTCTATTGTACCATATCCGTTCGTATTCCATTGTTCTGCTTTGGTAACGGAAATCTCGTTGAAGACGAACTTAGGTGCTGATATAAACTGACGAGCATAGATGCTGTTTGCCTCTATATTGCCCTTCTCATCTATCTGAGCACCCTGACCGTAAAGACCAGAAGAGAAGTTGTTGGTAAGAAGACGGAATAGACTCAGAGTACCATCAGCAGACCATGCGCCGTTGCCATCGCCAATATTCAATCCCTTGAGAAACTTCTGTACCTTCTCGAAGGTGATAGTACCATGTGCCACATCGTCCTTATCCTTCGCAAGGAAATGCTTCACACCAAACTGCCCAAGATACTGAGGAGTAACCACGGTAGTAGTGCTCGTTTCAATGGTCGTATCATCAGCTACGCCCGTCAAATCCTTACCGTTCAGGATGAGCTTTGTAATCTTTGCCACCTTTGCGATCAGTTCCTCGAATGTAGCCTTCTGGATAGTCTTGAGGAAGGTGATGGTATCGGTTGCAGAATTAAACTGCCACCATGCACCTTCTCCACCGCTGGCAATCGCCTCGTCCGTAGCCAGGGAACCGCAGTCAATATGCTGCTCCCACTCACGCTTTCGGGTGTTGTCTGTATCGGTCTTAACCTCAGAGATAATACCCTGCAGATAAATATAGTAGAAGTTCTCATTACCTATCTGATCACCGGAAACCAGTTCCTTGCTGCCGTCTTCCTTTGTCTGCTCAATGATAGCCTTTCCGTAAATATCAATGCGCTGACTCGGGAACACCACAGTAGCTATATCATTATCACCCGTACGGACACGAGGGATGGCAACATAGATGTACTTCTTTCCGGAATCGGGAAAGATAGAAGGGTAGGAAGCCAGCGTCCATCTCTGATAGTTATGACCGGCATCATAGCCAAGTCCTGGTACATTGTTCATATAACAGAGAATGGAAGCACCGCTCACTACGCTGCTCTGGATGTAGTCAGGCTCACCCATCGCATTCAGTTGGATATAGAGGGCACTGCTAGAAATCCAATAGTTCGTATTTTTTACTTCTGTTACCATTTTTTGTGATTAAAATTATTAAATATAAAGCAAAGATAAGGGTTTTCGCTTTTTTAGTGGGGACAAAAAACCCAGCGATGGAATCGCTGGGAACGGAGGCAAGAGGGAGACACACAGCTCACGCTGGGCTAGAGGGAGGCGAAAGGGTCGCCGTTAATACCAAGGGTGGCGGTAAAGGAAACGGAATACATATTCCTGGCGGTATCGTCCTTGATGGTTATCTCATCTTCAAGACTGATGGTACAAGGGAGCCAGGTATCATTCGCTTTCAGCCATACGTGCTCAGACATCAGAAACTCATGGAGATACCACTGCTGCCATGCCTTGGTGAGTGGGTCGCTCTGATAGAGCCAGCCTTCGCGATCGTTCTGCTTCTTGATAGCGGCACGGGAAAACTGATTGAAGGTTTCCTGAATGGATTTCGTATATTGCGTGCTCTCTACACTCATCTTCTGAGAGTAGGATTTCGGAACGCTGATACTCTCCAGACAACCGAAGCGATTGATGAAGCGGAATGTGGTTCGGTTTTCAGCTTCAGAGGATGGCAGGGCATAGATAGGGTGCCCCTGAATGCTCTGCGCACCTTCTTTCGTTATTGCATGTTCCTCGGATGCAGGGGCGGTCAATGAGCTGCTGGTAGCTAGGTTCTGCGCTGCGCTATATGATACCGGGTAGGCGAAGCTCTCGCCTACAACGGCTATTTCGTGGGTAGCTGTCGGCTTGCAGGAGAGAAGGGTGACAGCCTTGGTTACGCCCGACTTCAGGCGCTCTATATCGCTGAAGGCTCCGGCTATGCAACGGAGGTTGGTTTCACCTTTATTCTTCGAGCCATCGGCAGGATAATAGACTTCGCCCGCATTGGTATGCACCTCTCCGTTGTTATCCATATACTCATCGTAGGCTTTAATGTACCAGCTTACCACGGGGTAGGTGGTCGGGGTGGCGGTATACTTGTAGCTATCCAGCGTAATACGGAGAGCAGAGGATATGTCGAGCGATACATCTCTTCCCTCGGTAGTAACGGGGATAGTGAGCTTATTGGTTTCGTAACTGCCCGTACCATCATCAAAGTTCACTTCTACGATAACCCGATGGAAGGAAGGATTCGTAGCCACGGAAGGAGTGATGGTAAAAGTTATCGGGTTTCCGGCAAAGACAGAACCCGATGTGAGATTGATTTTCTGTGCCATGTTATTCTTTCTTTTTAATTACGAGATTCACTACATCGGAAACGAGCTTACAATCTTTCGCCTCTTCGGGAGTAATTTTGATGTGGAACATCATTTCCACCTGCTGGATCATATCGAGGAAATCAATAGACTCCAGCTCTACCTCGTCACGGAGATTAGAAGAGGGAGTTACCTCGTGGTTGACCCATGAGGTTTTCAGGCTGTTTACGATGCCGATAATGCGAGGAGTTATTTCTTCTTTTTTCATATTACTTGTTATTAATGGACCAGCGATAAAATCGCTGGGAACGGAAGCTTAAAGGGGTAAGGTTCTTTTTTACCCTTTTACCTTTAAAAAGCCTTTGAGATGACTAATGAGGAGTTTGTACCCCCAAAACCAAAGGCATTACAGAGGATATGATGAGGATCATAATACTTAGGGCGCATCACCAGGTTAAGATGTGGGAAGGCATTCTCCTCGGTGGTGGCTGCATGGAACAGACGGCCATAGGTGAACATCGCTACAGCCTGCACAGCTTGTGATACACCTGCCATCCAACACTCGTGACCCGTCATACCCTTAGTGGCTACAACGTGAGGGCAGATAGGGAAGACCTTCTCTATTGCCTTTGCCTCGGCTTCATCGCCCATCGGGGTACCTGTAGCATGAGCAAGTACTACGTCTATCATACCTTCATCCAATCCTGCATTCTCGATAGCATTCAGCATAGATACTTCTTCCTGATAGCTATCAGGGGTAGTGATAGCTTTTCCATTGGTAGAAAAGCCATAGCCGGAAAGGGAAGCGAATGAATGCACCTTCTCTTCTTTCAATCGAAGACTATCCGATGGTTCGAGAATGATGCAAGCTGCACCGCCCGATGGTGCCAATCCATTTCTGCCTTTACCAAACGGCTGCACCTTATCGAGTGAGAAGACACCGAGGGCATCAAAAGCTTCCATGCAATATTGAGATCCGCATTCCTGCGCGCCAATCACAATTACCATTTCAGTCTGCTTGCTATCGAGCAACATTTTTGCCAGTCCGATGGCGTGACCACCTCCTGCACAGGCTGCGCTCACGGTAAGTGATAAGCCATGAATATGAAGGATAGATGCAAGGTTCATGCTGATAGTAGAATTGAGCGAGCGAAACAGGGTTGTTACCGGAAGTCTACGATTAGAGATATTCTTTTTTACGTGAGAGACCACAACTTTGCTTTCATAACATTCAGAGTCGTTGCTTACGATGATTGATACATTATGGTTTTCAAGAAACTCCTTACTAACCTTTGCTTTCTTCAGTGCCTCGAATACCGCATCGAGCACATAAAAACCATGTGCAGGCATACATTCGTATTGCGCATGGGTAAGTATATCCAGACAATCTGCTTTCCAACTAGGTACATTGCCACATAAATCGGAATTGTATTTATCGCGGCGTTCGTCGTGATGCAATCCGCATTTACCCTTATAAAGGTTCATGGCAACTTCTCTTGTACTTCTGCCCATGGCAGAAATAATACCGGTTCCGGTAATCAATATCTTTTTATCCATTTTTATTTCATTTTTTATGTTTCTTATTGTGAGACCAGCGATAGAATCGCTGGGAACGGGGGCGAGAGGGAGTTAGAGGGCGTATACCGTTAGCTCTACTTCGCCCATACCCGTCTTGGCATCGATGGTGGTATTCACCTTATCTATGAGGCATTTCATGCCACCTATGTTCCACCATTCCTGCCAGTGGTTAGGTATATCGGCCACCTGCGCTACGGTGGTGGTACATCTTACCATAAACTTCTTTCTATTTAAGAGGAAATAGGCGTATGGGAGAATGAAGGTATCAAAGAGACCGCGGGAGCGAATCTTCTTAACTACCTTACCGTTTTTATCTACTTCATCATTATCGCAAAGCACTACATTTTGATACTTCGGATCACTTAACCACGATGGTTCCTTGAACGCTCGTATCTTGAGCGAGAAACGTTCACCATCGCCTACACCTTCCTGCACACCGTTGTAATCAAATTCATTACCCATCATATCCAGTGAATCACATGCCAGGGCATACTTGCCTGACACGGTTCGCCACTTAGATGTGCCGAAATGGTCGTAGTTGTAATCGTAAGACTGGCGAGTTGCATCACTACCACCGCCTCGCATCAAAGCAACAGCAAATCCCCAGCGGGAATCATCCTGCAAAGGAGAGTTACCATCCTCTGTGTCTGACGGGTCATAGCTTTCTACGAGCGATAGGGTCTGCTGCATATAGAAATCGCAGAAGGCAGTCGAGATAGTCTGATTGATAATCTGCTCCACAAACTCATGCTCCATATCCTCATCTACATAAGCACAGAGGATAGGCTGACTATCGGCGATGGTTACACCATATTTCTTGCCGTTGTAGGAGTCGATTGCCTCGTGAGAGCCATAGGCAGCTTCTATCTCCTTGAAATAGTTCACATCATTGAACGGAACAGGAGTAAAATCTACCGAAATATCGTGAATGAAATCTTCGTTCTCATCGCTGCAATCTCCATATTCTACACCCTTAAACTGACCTACCTCAAAGAGTACCGGTTTCAAGTCGGCTGTCGTGGTTGCATCGCCATTTACCTTTACTCGGTAAGCATTGCCCGTCTTGCGGTCGATATAACAATGCTTATCTCCACTACTCAGATTATGGAAGAAATCGATGTAGTCGAGATTATAGACGGTGGAGTTATCGCCACTATCTGGCGCAGGGTAATCGATGTAATCATAATCGGTAGAATAGCCCATGTTCTTGTTTCTACTGCTATCGAGTACATTCTGACGCTGATCCTTGGCATCACTCTCTGCCGAATAGCTCATACGCACACCCGTAATCTTCTCGGTCATCGGGACCATGGAGTGGATATTGGCATGAAACGTTCTTGCCTCGTTGCCACTCTTGCGCAGCACATCACGGGTAAGGTAAGCTGTTACTTTTTTCTGTTCATAATCATACGAGAACTTGATACCAAAGGCGCTTTCAAGTGAAGATATAACGGAACTTACGCTCTCGTCAGGGAAATTGCCGCTATTGGCTACCATATTGAGCACGTTTGCCTGCACCTTGAACTTGCTGATTTTTGCCTCGATACTAATACCGGTAACTTTGCCGCCATCATCACGAACCTCACCAACCTGTATATGCTCGGTGGTGCCTTCAGGTGTGTGAAGTGTTAATTCCTGCACGTCCTTATTCTCTGCCTTCACGATGTTTATCTTTCCACCGCAACCACGGCTTTCCAGCCATGAATTGATATGCTCCTGACTTTGGAAATAACCCGTCTTGATTTCACCAGCTTTCTTCTTCTTAGCGATGACTTCGGCATCGTCTTTTCGGTAATAAGTACCATGGTGAGGGTGAAGATTAGGTTGTTTTGCGCCTGTAGGATCTTCCTCGTCGTACTGGTAACTGACGGTATCGTAGCTGCATACGGTCGTGAAGAAACAAAGATGCTTCAAATCCTCTATCTCCATTAGTGCCTTCTTGTCGAAAGTTACGCCCAGATAGGCAAAAAGGCAATCGAGGAAATAGAGCACATAGAAGCAGATACCCGACTGCGGACGTTTTGCATCCAATACCCAGTAAGGATAAAGGTCTTCGTTCGTCCAGGTGCAATCTTTTATGCTGATTACATCACTTGCGGTCTTTCCGTCATCATCTAACCCATGATGCTTATAGCAGATACGGGCGTTACAATAGGTAGCGGCTCTGCCTGCACCATCTGTTTCTCCATAAGCTGCTGCGGTATTGATATAATTGCCATTGCTGGCAATGGCTGGCTCATTTACCTTGTGATTCTGAGGATAAGAACGCTCTGAAAGCTTCTGTGCATCACCCATATAATGCTGGGTAGATGTAGAAGTGTATTCATTGCAGCTTGCAGGGTAGGAAAAACCTAAAGCTTGCGGTTCCAATACCTTGCTTACGCTTACATGGTCTGCCCTGATTTCGTGGGCTTCCGTATGATCATGCTTATGCTTGCCTCCAGTAACAAAAACATCTACCTTTACTACCGGATCACTTTCAATATCCACCCTTACGTTACCAATCTTCTCACCGATGATAATCTGGTCCTTGACCGGAATATCACGGCATTGCAGGTCGCTGATAAGCTCGCTGAAACTCTGCGTGCTGGCATCGATGTTCATGGAGAGAGAATTGGTTATCTCCTCATCATCTTGCATAACCAGGGTGCCGCTGCGGAATGGCAATCCGTCGGCATTGATTCTGACAGGCAGATGCTCCATATTCACGGCTTTCATCGCGGCGTGAACGTCTTCGATGTTCTTTACCAGCCAGCGGTTGCCGTCTAGCGGGATAGAGAAGGGATAGGAGAACATTTCCGTATCGTTAAATACCGGGTTCTGATCCTCTATATCTATAGAGAAATCATCGGGGAGCGCCACAGGCTTATCATTGATTAATATAGAGAGATGTGAGTTCATTTTCTGATTTCTATTTTTGCGTTATCGTACAAATCTATGAGGCGATCGGTGAAGGTATCGATGGTTGCCGTGCCAAAGGCATTGATTTTCTGGTGCCCATGGTCGTGAAGGGTGCCATCGGTAATGAAGACTACACTCTGATCGTAGCTTTCTGCCTCATTGCAAGTTACCATGTGGGAATAATTTCGGGCGATGCCGTAACCTGCCTTGATGGTTGCCTTGCTACCATCCAGGAGTTCTACCTTGCAGCCTTCATTCATTACCAGGGCGGTAGCGGCATTATGGAGAATGACGTGCGCCTTGCCTAAGACGTATATCTTTCGGGAAGAGTAGAGGTGGATTTCCTCGTCTGTATCGCCTACGAGAACGGTACCGGTAGGCGAATCCTCGTTATAGAAGATGCCACCCTGGTTAATATCTGCCTTAAACTCCGGATATACGGCTTTAAAGGCATCGATTACCTGCTGCGGAACCTCGGTGATTAAGCCATGCCAGTATTTACGCCATGCCTCGCACATATCCAGAATGCTCTGTGTGCTTTTGAAGGCATGCTGGGATTCCTGGCAGTTGCCGCTCTGGGCGAGGATATTGACGCAAAGGGTCTTGAAACGCTGCGTGCGCTGTTCTGGGGTTTCTTTATTCTTTGCCATTGCTTTTTTCTTTTTATTTATATGGCAAAGATAGGAGGTTTTTTCTTATTAGGGGGGACATAAAAAAGAACCCAGCGATGGAATCGCTGGGAACGGTGGCAAGAGGGGCGGCATTATGCTTCGGCATCCTCTTTGGCTTCTTCTATAGTTTTTGTGAGAATAGCTTCATAGCCGGAAAGCTCCTCTTCGGTCACGATGTCAGAGAAATCCTGGCGAAGTTGGTCTATGCGCTCCTTGATACCTTTCACTCTCGTCTGGGTAGATGGCTTATCCTTGCGAAGGATATACTTGATGCGGGCATCGGCTTCTGCCTTGTGCTTGGCGGCTGCATCACGAGCTGCCTTTACTTCTGGGCGATCGTTGGCTATCTTCTCGGCTACCTGTTCAGCAAAACGAGGGTCACGAGACAGCGCCTTCTCGTAGAATGGCTTAAACTGGGTGCGGAGGGTCTGAGGGTCCACGGTAAAGGTTTTCTTTACATAGGCGATGTACTCAGGGTCGCCTGTCTTCTCGCTCAGTCGCAGATAGCATTCGCCCATCTCTCTATCTACTGCCTTGAAGATTTCCGGAAGAATATCGCTTTCGATTTCTACGGCTCTTGTGGCGAGAGCGGCAATCTCATCCTCGGTGTAGATGGCGCTTTTTCCTTGAGAGATAGCTTTCTCGTTGGCTTCTGCCATGGTCTTAGCCTGTTCTGCCTTGCTCGCCATCTCGCTACGGAGGTCACGCACATGGTTTACATCCTCCTGAAGGGCAGTAGAGAGGAACGGACGCAACTGCATCAGGTTTGGCATGGTGGCTGCGATGCTTTCGCCGTTTGGGTTGGCTACGATACCATTATAGGTAAGCGGCTGCAAAGTGGTGTCCGGTTTCAGGCTAGGGAAGAGAGACTGCTTCGCCTCTTCCATGGCTTTCTGTTTCTGAAGTTTGGCATACTCAAGCTGCTCCTGTTTGGTTGGGCGACCTACTCGTCGCTTATCGGTGGCAGATGATGTAGCGTTGGCCTGTGAATTGCTGTAGCTGTTAAGATAGGCTATCATCTGTCGGGTACGACGATGGTAGTCCTTAAACTTGCGTGAGTTTTCGATAAACGAGCGTGCATTACTTGCACCTTCCAGGAGAGACAATCCCTGCTCATAGGCATCTTTCTGCTCCTGGGTAAGCATTCTTGCACCGATAGCTGGTTTCAAAATGTTGATGATTTCCTGCAATGATAAATTTTCCATAAATCCTTGTTTCTGTTGTTTATTTGAAAATTAAGAATATTTTTTGCCTGTTTTAGGCTTGATTCCCGATTAAACGTCAAATTAAGCGGTTTTTGAAACACTTGATACGACATAAAACCGAAAATAAGCCTTTTTTTAGCACAGGATAGGGGTGACGAAGATACGAGAACCTTTTTGGTTGTTGTCGTAACCTTCGCTGCCGTCCCTGCTATCCGATGATGAAGCACTGGAGGCGTTACTCGTAGATGAGGAAGGAATGTTGCCTTCTGATGCGTTTTCCGCTTTGACTGCATCGAGTTTGGCTTGCTTCTCGGCTTCCTCTTTCTTCAGCAACCGATGAATGCTTTCCCTTACGGTGATAGCATCATTATGCGCTGTGAGACGGGTTAGCTTATCAAAACTGATAACTGATGTTCGTTCCTTGAGATAGGCAGCTACCAGCTGACGTGCCTTCTTCAGCATCTTGTCGTTTTCATCGGCCTGCAAGAGGCGAGGAATGAAATCTTCGCCAAATGCTTCTTCCAGATACTCGCTCTGAATGAAAAGCATATCGGGGATGAGACGAACAAACTTATCTCTGTTGCCGTAAATGTCGAGATATGGACGCAGAGACTCGCAGGTAGGGAAAAGCAAATCCTTGTGGTAGTAGTAGTATTCGCTCTCCTGCCAAAGGGTTACGATTTCCTCTATCGCTTCATGTCGCTTATTCTCGGCTTCGGTTGTATCATCTTTGCCGCTATCTGTTCCTTCATCTGTTCCTTCTGATGAGGAACCTTGGTTGCTGCCATCAGAAGGGGTACTGCCTTCTGCACCATCGCCCGCTGCCTCGATAGGCATAGGAGTATTCACTTCCTTTGCCCAACCTTCCAGGAGGGAAAGCAGGTTATTGAGCGAGGTCATGGCCGACTGGCGGTAGCTTTCCTTGCCCTGCGCTATCTGCTTGTCGGTGGCTACGGCATAGTCGTTGCTGGAAGCTACGTTGATGCCGGAGCCATTCACAGAGAGTGCTTGCTTCTCGATGTTCTGCGCCATCGCATCATTTACGATCATGCGCTGCGCATAAAGCAGAAGCTCATTCCAGGGGTCGCTGACGTAGGTACCATCAGCAACAGCTTCGCAGAAGATTAAGGGTTCTATGCTTGCATACTGCTTGCAGAGACGGTCGTATAGGGATGCTCCCAGGCGAGGCTTCAAGAAGTCCTTTTCGCTATTGTCGAGCATACCCTGCAGATTGGCCACCTCGTCCACGGCATTGCTGGAGAGGTGGAGCCTGAGTTCTTGATTCGTGAAGAGTATCATTTTTTTGCTTTTACGTTATTATATATGGGACCAGCGATGGAATCGCTGGGAACGGGGCGAGAGGGGTCTATGGAGCGGTTATCGCCCCATGGGGGCTATTCCTGCCCCTGCTTTGCCACTCCGGTCTTTGAGTTATCGAGGGTAGTCAATACCTCTCGGTCTATCTGCCACACCAGATGCTCGTCCCAATCGTTAAATCGGCTCAAAACTTCCAGCGGGCGTATCATCAACTGCTGTAATGGAGCAAACTGGATTTGCTTTACCAGGAAACGTTCTCTCAGGTCAGTACCGCCCGATGACGCTGTATCGCCAGGGGTATTACCGATGAGCTTGGCATCAAGTCCCATGGCAAAGAAGATGATACTGCTTATTTCCTGCAGCTCGGTTTTGTCGGCATTCGCCTGATCATTTGCCTTGGTTTCGATTTCCACGATTTCCCAAGCCTTGTGCTCCTTTCCGTCGCTGCCCGTGAAGGCAGAAGAGATGAGCGCCTGACCTGCATTATCGGGGTTAGAGAGCCAGGTATTGATAGAAGTGAAGATTTCATTCTGAATCTCACCGTGAGTCTTCTTTTTCTGCTCGCCCTGCTGCTGATAGAGCCTGCTGATATAGTCCTGATGGATATAGATAACTCTACCGATGATATTGCTGTTGCGCTTTCGGGTAAGGCGATCATCTACGATGGTGAAGGCATACTCAAAGATGCTGCCGGCAAAGATGGAGTGCCAAAGGGCATCGGCATAGTACGGACCACCGAAATCTCTTGGCGACATGATGAAGCGGGTAGGGCGCTTCTTGCGGCTTACCTGCTTCTGACGTGCCTCACGGATATTGCGCTGCAAATCCTTTACGGCTGATGTGGTAGGGAGATAAGGGATAGCGGCTATCTTGCGATCTTCCTCTTTCTGCACGCCGACATATTGGGTAGGGTCGAGCCATTGATTGCTCACGTAGGCATAGTTGATGCGGTAGTTCTCGTCCATGCGTTCCAGTCGAGTAGTAAAGATGCTGCGGTGCTTCAGACCAATCACCTTCGGGGTCCACTGGGCGGTAGGAACAGCCTTACCATTCTCGTCGAGGGAACGCTGATTAAGCTGAAGTTCTACAAAGCACTGCGACATCAAAGCCATATCTCCTGCCAAATCGAGGAAGGTCTGCATTAGGTCGTTGTTTTCGATGAAATCACGAACCTGGGCATTGGTTTCTTCCCATTTATGGAGGGCTTCTTTCAGAGATTTCATCTCCTCGCTTTCCTCTTCATCGGAGGATAAGACCTGCGATTGAACCGCAGAGAACGGTGACTCCTCCTGCTGAGACTGCCCGTTCTGGTTCTGCTGCTCGTTCTGGCGCTTGGCTTCGGCGGCTGCCTCTTCCTTGGCTTTCAGGTCAGCTATCTGACCACGGAGCAGGACTCCTGCACTCTCGTAGGGGATATACTTCTCCGTGATGTTGCCGCCTACGTACTGGGTGTAGTGATACTTGGGCGCGGGACCGCGACCTACCAGTATCTTCTTGATGTAATCAACTCCTGCTGCCGTAAAAGGCGACATGCGGGAGAGCAGCCAGATAAGATTTGGCAGTCGGTTGGCCATACCCCATTCCATAAAGCCCAAACCTTCGGTACCTACGCCTTTTGGTTTGCCCAGGTTCTCGCCGCCACTTGATGCAAAGATAGTGGAAACCTGCTGCCGTGCTGCAGAACCGCTTGCGTCGCCACCGCTTGCCGACATACCGGCTGTGGTTAGGAGCATGCCGTGAACATAATCGTTCCAGGAAAAGACCTTATTGCCTCCGTTCCGAGGCGACGTAAAAGCATCTGGCCGAACGGCTACATAGCCTGCATCTTTCAGCTCCTCACTTCGATTTTGGAGCTGCTGCAGGTTTGTTACTCTGTTTTTGTTTTTGCTTGCCATTTTTGCGTTTCTTTTTTATATGTTATCCTGAATGTGATGGAAAGAGAGAAGGGCGGCGATATACGCACGCCCGCTTTTCTCCTTTTCCGAGTGTAAAATTAGGGCTTTTTATGGTTATAATGGGGACAAAGAGGGGAAGGGACCAGCGATGGAATCGCTGGGGACGGAGGCTAGAGGGGGATAAGGACATAGGCTACATTACCGGAAATGATGGAATAGGCGGGATAGGTGGGGGTATTGATTACCATTTCGCTTACGCCTCGCTTATCGGGCACATCGCGATAAAAGCGGATGGTATCATCCTCTTTCCACTTCATTCTTATCAAATCCTTTCTGTTGCTTCTTTTTCTACTCATAATTAATGATGATCATAAAATCCTTGGCGATGGAAGAGATGGCATTACTGATGCTTCCCCCGATTTCTAACCTTTGGGAGTGAGGGTTGGAGTACCAATCTCCATCGGCTCTGCCTCTGCTTGCGCAGGTTCTTATTCGTATTGTTGCCATAAAAGATTATCTTTTGTTACGGTGGAAATGTAGTTACTCCAGGGGTAAGGGCTTGGACGATGGTATTTATCCTGATAACGGCAACCGCCTCTGTCGCCGTATATCTTGCGATAAGCCTTTGCTTCCTCTGTGCGATAGTGGGTAATAATGGCTTGCCTAATCATACTCTAATAATATTTTCGGTTTATCTACATCATGCCCTTTGCCCCCCCACATAGGCATAAAGCGATACCTTTAGGGTGAACGATAATGCCGTTTTGGGATGGGCTATACGAGCCGAGGATGATGGGACGATTATTATTCATAATTCTACTGCTACGTAATAATGATTTCTACTACTGATGCCTGCTAAAACGGTATAGATAACATCTTTGCCATATTGTTTGTTGTAGGTATCAACCCATAAGGCGTGAGAAGGACGGAACCCGCGTTTATACATAAATTCCAAACGAGCGTTCTTTTTAAGCATACTCTAAAAATACGCCCCCAGTATTATTGGATAGAGTAATGGTAGGGTATATAACTTTCACGCCACAGATATTACCATCAAACCCAGGCTTCCATTCATTAAAGTAGATGTTGCCTATTTTGTCTATCATATTATTCGTATTCATATAGTACCACTGTCATAGGATAATGCGCAAGCGTTAAGATATTGGTGGGACCTATCGACTCATAGCGAGTTGTTAAGGTGGCTGCACATTCTCCGTCTGTTACGTTTACTGCCTGCTGATACCCCCCACTAATCATAGGCGAAGGTTTTGCAACATGGGTTAGACTGCAAATCATTTTCTCTCCAAAAACTGATGATACATACTTTCCAACTTAGGATTTGAGAACTTGCCGTTTTCTTTCCAATCGTTGAACAACGTCATTACGTCGGTATGGATGGAAGAAAGCTTTTCCTGCATCTCTTTCGGTGTGTGGTACCAAAGATGCGACTCTTTCGTGAAGAGGGTGAGGATGGCTTTTAATGCCATCGCATTCTCATGGCTCGGCTCTATCTCGAACTGATGGAAGACGCAGGTGTCTTTATCGTTTGCCTGGAGGAACTTGCTGACGGCTTCATCTTTCAGGAAGAACCTTGTATCTACTTCTTCCTGCAACACGTCTTCCAGCTTTCTCTTCAGCGGAACTGGGTCGGGGAATTGGTAATCGAAGGCTACATCTTTTCTCATTGAGAGACAGAAAACACGGTCGCGGTTCTGCGGAACACCATAGTCTTTGGCATTGAGGCGTGCCCATCGGCTTACGTAACCGAGAGATGAGAGCTTATCAAGCCACTTCTGAAAATCGGGCATGAACTTTTCGCTTACCAGGCTGCCACATTCTATTGAAGCAGATACTTCGGGCGCAACACTTCCACGGCATCGGCTACTCGCCACAATAATGCCGAGCGGGTATCGGAACCTTCCTTCAACCCCATCTGCTTGCCGGCTTGCGATATATCCTGACAAGGTGAAGAATAGGTAAAAAGGTCGATTTCTTGCCCCCCCCACATTATTCTTTACCTGTTGCCAGTCGATTTTGGTTATATCGCCCAAGGCTTTGTCAGCAAACTGCGGAAAGATGAGGTTGTGCATCTGACAGGCATACTTATCTATATCGCTCCAGCCTACGCACGTCCAGCGGAAATCAGGATGTTGCTGGGCGAGCACATCGGCTGCCATGAGCTGCGAGTCATAACCGGAGAAGGTGGTGAGAATAAGTTTTTCACCGTGGTTCTTATCTACCGGATAGGGTGGAAGTTGGTCTTCTGGGAAGAAATCGGCAAAGAAAGAGGTTTGTGCCTCACGCTTTGGCTCTTTCGGGTACCAGAGTTGCTGATAGATGGCTGCGAGCACATCTACCACGATAGAATTTCCAGCTTGCTTGTATTGCTGACTAGCCGATACCGCCATATCCTCTGCCTTTCCCTTGCTCTTATAGCCAGCTACTCGCTCGGCTGCCTGGGCATTGGTACTCTGCATCATGCGGATCACATCATCACGCACACCCATGAGTCGGAAACACTCAAAGGGTGTCAGCTTTCGGATGGCATAAAACTTGATGGTCTTATCTTTGGAGTTGAATTTTGTTATCATTTTGTTTTTGCTCTATAAATCTTTTTTTGTTTATAATTCTACAAACACAAACGGATTGCTACTGGCAGCCGTGAGTGCATTTACCCATTTACCACCCCCTACCGTGCGGCTACGTCTTAATGCGGAGGTAGGGTAATTCAAATCGGCTGCACCGAATACTGGGCAATCGGTATAGCCTTGCTCTGTTGCCTGACGAACACGCAAGAAGGTTTTACCTTCTATATCCACGATTTCAAGAAACGGACGGTCGGAGGTGGAGTATATCCGATAGAGAGAACCATCGGGATAGAAACCATACCGCTTTCCGTTTTTGATAATCGTGCCTCGCTTGTATTGAGGTTGATTATTATTATTCATATTCTATTAATATGCCTGTATCAAACTTTTCAGCTCGCAAACATCTGCTATAATTCCATAATACCGATTTGCCGAATAATACGGAATCTTGCGGATTTACTCCCACCACATTCGGGAAATGGTAATCTATCTTCATCATTTATTTCTCCTCATTTTTTCCATTTCCTCATTCTCTTTCGATAACCTTTCGAGGTGTTCGAGAACTAGGGAATAGGACTGGGTGTTGACCTGATCTTCTGTTAGGCCGGCATACTTTTGCATCGTAGCGGTGGTGGCGGTGTAGATTTCCATCGGGGTTTGCGGCTTGCTGTTGTTTACCTTCTGCACCTTGAATACATGAGGGTAGCGATGGGCTAGGGTGTGCATGATGCCACTCCACCAGAAGAGGATGACCTGCCAGTTGGCTTCCGGATATTTGACGAAATAACCTGCGTTCTCGGTAAACTGCTTTGACTCGTAGTGAAAATCGTATTTCTTGATGCCTGTTGTCGGATCGACGTACTGGGTGGTGGTGTTGAAGATGGTGGCAAGGAACATGTTTCTGGCGCTGGCTACACTCTGGGCTTGCGTCTGAAGTTGCTCCTCGGTGAACTTATTCATCTGCTTCATCTTGACCAGGTTATTGCTTAACTTGGTGTAGGTCTGCATCATATCGCTGGCAAAGCGGTATTGCTGCCAGGAGAAGCCATCGAGGTCTGGGTGCGGACCTTGGAAGGTTTTTGCACAGACTTGATACCACTTGGATTTCTGACGGATAGATGGATAGGGGAAGCGGGTGAGGAAATTGCCGCTATCTGCATCCAACCAGTCGAGAAGACCTGCGCCCTGGGCGATATACTCAGGGGAGGTCTTATCATCGGTCTTGGCTTTCGGGGAAAGCCAATAGTTGAGCTGCCAGAGGTAGAGGGGGAAGTGGCTAGCCGACTGGGGACCAGCGATAGAATCGCTGGGAACAGGGGCGCAGATGGAGAGGAGCTTCTTCAGGAAGCTCTTTTTCTGCGGCTCTATGCTTACCAGGTAGTGCTGCTCATTGATGGGCTGGCGAGGGTCTGGATAGGCGTTAATGCTTATCCCGGCAAAGAGGAAGAAGACGGCTATCTTCACCTTCTGCATATCGAAGGGGTGATAGCGGTCTGCCTTGGATTTCTCTATCTGTTCTAGCATGATGAGGGCAATCTGCTCCAGCTGGGAAGGGGTGCATTGGTTCCAGCCCTTCGGGATGGTGAGGTTTATCTGTTCTTGCATATTCTTATATATTAAAGGACCAGCGATGGAATCGCTGGGAACGGTGGCTAGAATGGCAGGTCGCTGTTCGGATCATCGTAGCCTGGCATTGATGAATAATCATTGCCCCCATCTGCTGGCGGTACATAGGCGGTAGCGTTGCCAGCGGCTCCGTAGGCTTGCTGTGGGTACGTCTGCTGCTGGGCGGTAGGCTGTGGCTGATATAGGCTGGCGATGCGCTTATTCATGCGGGTGCGGATTGCCTTGAAGAGATGGGTGCTCTCATCATTGAAATCCTGATTTACGATGTCGGGGTCTCGCTCCTTGTTGGCTTCCTTCACCTGTTCTACGAGCTTAGGGAAAGCCTTGGCTACTGCCTTGACGTACTCGGTAGAGAACGAGAGCTGCATTTCATGGGTAGGCACGCTCACTTGGGTATCGCCACGCTCGGCAGCACTCTGGCGAATCTTATTCTTGTATGCCTCATTGAAAGGCCAGATGTTGACTCTCAGTTTTGCCTGTTTTTTACTTGCATCATTCTTTGATGCCTCTACTCGAATTTCGTTCACATCAAGAGGAATGCAGACGTAAGGACGCTGCTTATTCTTCTCATCGATACCTACTAAGACCTTTGCTCCATTCAGAGCTAAAAGGTCAATGTTTCCATTGTAACTTGCCATAAATCTTTTATCTTTTTATCGTTTGAAAAATTTTCTGTTTGCGGACCAGCGATAGAATCGCTGGGAACGGAGGCGCTTTTGCCCCTTCTAGAAGCTGATTTTCTTGCCGTTATTGGCGATGAGACTGCCGTAGCTGATGGCATTCAGACGACGGAGCCAGCCTGCCTCAAAGACCTGCTGACTAGGGTGCTTGGCGATGATGCCGAGAATATACTGCTTGCGGCGAGCCTTGATGCGCTCAAAGAACTGCTGGGGATTCTGTTTATTGAGGGCTTTGAGGGTCTTGCTGCCTACGATGCCATCGGCGGTTACTCCTAGCATTGCCTGTACGAGGGTGATGCCTGGCGTGCCGCTGATCCATACCCAATCTACCAGGATGTTGGCGATGCTCTGGTCTTTGATACCATCGGCTTTCCATCGGTTCCAGTAGCAACGGCGAAGGATGGAGATAGCATCGGCTTTGGTGATAAGCTTCACGTCCTTTGCGTCTATGCGGCCATCGTGGTTTTTATCGTAGCCTTGGGTCTGCCAGGTTTTGAGGGTTACGCCCATGTTGGTAGGACCGCCCTTGTCATTGGGGTGGTTCACGTAACCTCCCTCGAAGGAGAGGATGAAATCTGCAAGAGGTTGAATCTTTGCCATATCTTTTCTGTTTTATCGTTTTTATTTCTTCTGAGGGCAAAGATAGGGGTTTCGATTTTATTCGAGGGGACAAAGAAAGCCTCCCTGCGGCTTTTGTAGGCGCAAAGAGGCTTCAAAAAATGTTATCCCAATCTTTTTACTTTAAATACTTGCACTCGCTAGTGCGAAATCTATATTACCTAGTTCAAAACAAACTACATCGTAGCGTGAGCGGACATATAGTCCCATATCTTGGTACAATCGTCTTCTTCGGGTTGCCAGTCTGCGTCCTGAAAATAGAAGAGATAAGCTGCCTTGATGATTTCATCTTCTGTCATATCGCTGCACAGGTCAGCGTACATGGCATTGAAAGCAACATACTTATCCCAATCGTTCACCTTATCATGGAACTTCATGCCCTTAGTGGCATTCACGATCTGCGATTTGGTCCAGTGCGCCCCGGTTCCTACCAATTCGCCATTCTCACCTTTCTTGCTATACACAAGATGGCAGACATCATGGTTGGCCATTTTCTCGCTGTAATGACGATCATAGAACACTGCGTGCTGGTGACGGAGGATGCACCAGTACAATTCCGGATTTGTTTCCTCCAGGGAGGCGAGGTCGCAGCTCAACTGCTCCATCGCCTCCATCATCTTCTTCTCGGTAGCCACGCCGTGAGCGCGGGCTTGATCTATTAACTGAATATACTTCATCGTCTTTTACCTTTCCTTTTGTTGGTGGATAGTCATGCGATGGTGAGTGTTAACGGAGCATCGCACACGAAAGTCTTGCTGCAGGAGCAGCAGGCTACCTTGACAAGACGGTTTTTCACGCTTCCAAGAGATGTGGTAACGTTCGTGATAGCCGTAGCAGAGAAGACAGGAATGGTAAAATCCTGACTTACTACCTGCGAGCGGGTGCAGCAGGAGCCACAGTTGCAAGGCACGTAACTGATAACACCCTCTACGTGAATCGTTATGAGATATTGCGAAGTACCTACGTTGGCAATACTCTTTACAGAGAACTGAGGATTGAAAACCGGAGTCTCATCCACACATGATGGAGCACAGAGCTGCTGCGTGATATTTACATCATAATAGGGAGCAGTGGCGGTTGCACCTACTGCAAGCGTAGCCATGATGCAGGCTGGAATTGTTCTTTTATTCATAGTCTTTTCTGTTTTAATAGAGCGACGACTTCACCGCCGCATTAATGTTTCACCTGATAGCCCTGGGTCTTCTCTACCGGAAGGTTCTTCTGAAGAAGGTCGGCGAGTTCGTCAAGATCTTCCTCGTCAAAGGTTATAACACCCTCCAGGATAGAGAGCGGTCCTTTGTAGCGAAGCTGCTCTACCACATCGTGCGCCATCTGCGGAATGCTCTCTTCGGGAATATTCCCGAAATACTTGGCGAGCATCGGGGTGACAAGCGCATTGACCACAGGCTGAATCATCGGTTCTATATCGGCTTGCAGAGAATAGTTGCCGCTCACCAGTCCCATGCTTCCGATGGTAGCCTGGAGAGACTGGAGCATAGGCAAGTGCATCAGATTGCCAGCCGCTATCTGAGAGATGGCAGGGCGTGCCCATTCGGACACAACCGCTGCCAGGATTTGCGAGTTCTTGTAATCCATATCGTTTCTTCCTTTTATCCGAAATACGGTTACTGGTTACAAGCGCATCCACACCCCATCTGACAAACATTGCCTGATGGAATCATCATCTTGGTAACATTCAAAAGTGAAGCCACCTGCGATTTCAGCACGTCGATGTTGGCGTTGGCAGCGGCATTATATGCCATCTGCTGTGCGTTGACCGCCTGCTGTGCATCCTTGTTGGCATCCACCTTGTTTTCGAGCTGACGAATCTTACCGTCAAGATACTGAGTAACATCTACCATCTTCTTGTCGGTATAGTTCTCACTCTTCTGGATAGCAAGTTCCGTCTTCAATGTAGAGTTCTCCTGAATAAGGTTGGTCTCACTCTTGGTCACAAAGCGTGCATCCGGGTCACTCGGATTGGCAGTCATGCCATTGTTACCTCTACCGAGGTTAAACAAGGATGCACCGCCACCCAGCAAACTGGTAGCCAAACCTGCGATACCAAGTCCAAGGGCGGTATTACCCAATCCCTTGCTGGCAACATCATAGTTGCCATCATTCGTTTTTACCTGCATAGTTTTTTGTGTTTAAATTCTTCCAATATCGGAATCACATGCAAAGGTAATAGGAATGAAGTAAACAGAAAAGTGATGTTCATTAGATGTTCTTGCGGATAAATCATGAAGCAGGAACACTAATAGACAAATAAGAAAAAGTACAAACGTGCAGAAGTACATAAGTACAAATGTACTTTGGTACCAAACTACATGGTTTCTTCCAAAGCCTTGATATACGGAATGGCTTCGTCCCTGATAATGTCGAGGAAGAGTTGTGCAGAACGCTTCATAGGTACATCCTTCATACAGTGGGCATTGCTCATCAGTTCTTCTCCTATGCCATGGATAGGACGAGCTATAAGGGTAGGGTGGTTCTTCAGATACAGCTTCGGCATAAAAGTAACCAGGTGAGTATCTTCTATGATGGCAAGGTCTTCGTCGGGGTCGCTGACGATACACTTTACGCTTAATTTGGTGAGATCGTTCTGCAAATATTGCTGAAAAGTGTTGAAAACACGTTCGCCTACATCGGGCATGATGATGCCGTGCTTCAGCATGTCATCGTATGTTACCTTATCTTTCCTGGCAAGAGGGTGTGTGTTTCTCATGATGGCACAAATACTGAATGGGATGCAAGGCTGGCTCTCGATGCCCTCGTTGGTATAGGCTTCGTTCATCGTAAAAGCGAGATCCAGCATGTGGTCTCGCAACAGGCGGTTCAGGCTCGTTGCCTTAGAAAATTCGGCATTCACTCTTACGTTAGGGTATCGCTCCATGAATATAAGTGCAGCCACACGAATATAGGGTGCGATAAAGGAACCTACACCGATGCGCAGTTCTCCGATCATGCAGTTGTTGAGTGCATTGATATGCTCCTTGCAGTCTTCCGCCAACTTCAGTATTTCCTTAGCACGTGGCAGAAGTGCCTCCCCGTTCTCGGTGAGCATGATGCTGTGCGATGTGCGTATCAGCAGCTTGCATCCCAGTTCATCCTCCAGAGCCTTGATGTGCTGACTGATGGCGGATTGGGTGACAAAGCATCGGGAGGCGGCGATGCTGAAAGAAAGCGTCTCTGCCACATACACAAACGAACGTAAATGTCTTAGTTCCATAATCTCTTACTCTTTTAGTTACACTATATATATATTAAAATTTTATGCTGCAAAAATAAGAAAAATATTCTATGCGGAGACGCATCTTGCATTAAAAAATCTAATTATGGAATAAGATATTAAGAAATGAAAGATATATGCAGTTTTAAATGCGAAAAGCCCCGGTATCTTGCCTTATCTTGTTAAGGATCAATACCGAGGCTTTGATTTATAGAGTGTAAATTGCCAATGGAACGCATTGGATAGGTGAGCGATTATTCATCATTCTCGCCAAGCATAGCGGTTTCATCATTGATAGATGTTACCTGCTTGCTCCGCTTAGATGACTGCCGGGAAGCGGAATTGGTATCGCTCTTGTCAGTTCCGCTTACACTTCCCCCGCTGTGCCTGCGCCATTACAGAGAGAATCCCAGCCACTTTCTGGTGCGGCAATCTCATAGCGGCCGAAAGTTGTCGGACTGAGGGAACCGCTCAGTGTAACTACACGATCATCTTCTGGTTTTTTGCCCGTGTCTCCTTTAATATTACCGGAGTCGTACTTGAAGTCGTGCTGCTTATCATAAACGAGGATTGATTTATCACCATCCTCGATGATGTAACCACACTTGAGGTTATTGAGGCCACGAGCCACATAAGCAGTCGCGGCGTTTACGCTCTCAAGAACGTAGTCCAAGGTCTGCTTGAAACCCTTCTGAAAACCGAGGTTCTCCCAGGTGTGACCCTGACCGCCATCCTGGCATTCAAACTTGTAGAGACCCTTACCTTTCTTGAAGGACGCAGCAGTCAGCGCTGCATAGGTGTTCTTGCCTGCCTCTGGTGAGAGAGGTGCAGCAAGCTCACTCTTGATAAAGACATATACGTTTACGCCAAGACCGCCGAAGTTTTCCAAGCAATCATTCTCGGAAAGCAAATCCTTGATCTCTGGGCATGTTACTGTTTCTGCCATAATTGTTTCTTTTTTGATGATTAAACGAAATAGCGACGGAAGCCATATTCCGCCAGGTCAGGCGACCGCCGCCGAGGATTTATAGAGGACTGCCTTTTTGCCTGTTGGACCAGCGATGGAATCGCTGGAACGGGGGCAGGGGAGGGGGTTAACCCTTCTTGAAGAAGGCGGTGATACCCATGCTCATACCGGTGGCGGCGAACTGAATCTTCTTCTCCTTGCTGCCAGTGCTCCAGTGAGAGAATACATCGGTAGTGCCCTCTGCCTCCAGGGTAATAACCTGGTTAGGAGTTGTGCCTACTGGCTTAGTGTACTCTACGCCGTTTACCTTCACCTTACCATCGGTAACAGGAGAAGCATCCTCCATTGCGGTTGTTACCACAAGGTTAGAATTGGTGTAATCACCAGCTACGTACTCTGCTGTTGCAAGGTTGCCGTCTGACATCGCAAAGGCGTATTTGAACGGATTGCGGATACCTGCGCCCTGAATTGACTGAATCTGGAACTGGATGTCGCGCATATCGTCATCGGTGCCCACCTTAACGCCTACGTAAGTCTTGTTACCCTCAGAGTCAACTGCATAGACGAAGTTCTTAGGGATGGTAACGTACATACGATCACCCTCACCGAAATCTGCGATAGGGCAGAGTGTTACACGAGAGAGACCTGGAAGCTTGAAGTTACCGCCGTCCTCGTACTCAACCTTGAAGTTGCCGTGGAACTTGTTAGCGTAACCTGCAGCGATGTACTGAGCTGTCAACTCGCTCATGTAAACGAGAACGTTCTGCTTGCGCAGACGGGCATCCCACTTCAGGTGCCATGCCAGGAAGTTGTCGTATGGAGTAGAGTCGTTGTTGTCAGAAGGCTCTGCGATTGACTCGCAAGGAATCAAGTTGCCATTAGCCTCGCTGATAAGACCATCCTCGATGTCATGCTTGACACAGGTATGGAAACCGTCATACAACGCCATAGCCTGCTGTGAAGCTGGAGTGTCCTCATCACCCTTGTCAAGACTGATGTCACCATTCCACAAACAAGCGGTAAGGTTATCGGCATAGTTGGCAAGGATAGCAGTAGCAGCCCCGGTAGCGAGAGGGTACTGACCCTGAGCGTCTGTACCGAATACCGTTTCGCAGTACTTATCGATGTTATCAGTGTAATGATCCCAGGCGAGCTTAACTGTGATTGTACGTTCTTTCAGGAATCCTGCCTCGCTGTTCACCTTAGTGTGAACGTCCTTACGGCGGGTGGTACCACCCTTGCGGAGCAGAATCTGGATGGTGCGCTTATACTGAACACCGGAAACGATGTCGATACCCAAGCGGTCCATCTCCTCTGCATCGGTGTAACCTGGACCCATGAGAATTTCCTTAGTTACCTGCTCGGCTACGTGCTGCAAGGCAGTAGTGCCGATAAAATCTTTAGGAAGTGTTGCCATAATTTCAAATAATAATTAAAAAATGAATAAGAATGTTTTAACCTGAATACTTAGTGTTATCCTGATGCTGGAGGGGTTACTCCTCGCCTCGCTTGAAACGCTCGAAGGCTGCCTTGCGCTCTGCATTGGTCTTATACTTCGATGGGTCGAACTCACGGAGGTTCTGAGCCTTTGCACCCTCACCGTTGTTCTGAGGTGCTGCACCCTGTGCTGGCTCCTCACCTGGGTTCTCGTTCAACTCAGCAATCTGAGCGTCCTTGTCGGCGATTGTCTGCTGGGCAGTAGCGAGTGAAGCCTGGGCGGTCTTCAACTCCTCATCTACCTTAGCCTTCTCCTCATCAGCCTTTGCCTTTGCATCGTTGAGGGCTTTGATGTCCTCATCTGCCTTAGCCTTTGCCTCTTTCAGGTTCTTAATCTCCTCGTCCTTCTGGGCGATGGTTTCAGCGAGTGCGTCGTGCTTTGCCTGAAGGTCAGCAAGACTCTGCTCTGCTGTGGTGGCTTTCTGCTTTGCATCAGCCACAGCCTGCTCCTGCGATGCGAGATGAGCTTCGAGGGTGTCGAGCAATGGGGCATTCATGAATGCGCCTTCCTCCTTCACCTCAATCTGCTGACCATCCTGCATACCGCAAGCGGCATTGATCTTTGGATAATTTGCCATATTGATTGATTTTTGATGAATAGTATGTTGATGATTCTCTTTCTTTGTTGAAGAAGCCTTGTCTGGCTCCAACTGAGGGTCGTGTGCCGGATGATCGGATGGCTCATTCAAACTGCCTTTCGTTTCGTCTTCATCACCAGATGGCTTTCTGACGATAGGTTCTGCTGTGCCATTGTAAAGGTCGAAGCAACGCTTTACGCAAGAGAAGAAGTCACTCTGATCATCCATCAGGATTCCTTTCACTTCCTCGGCATCGAATACCTTACCATGAAGGTGCTCGTCTTTTGCAGCAGGACAGACTTTCTTTACGTCGGCTCTGAACTGAACACCCAGTTCGGCAAGCTCCTTTACCAGCTTCTCGCTATCGCCATCATTGGCAATGTCACGGAACTCTCGGTTCTTGTCGAAACTCTCAGGGTCGTAAAGCTCGTGATAAGTTTCATCGGTAAACTGGTTTTTGCTACCATCGGCCTGCGTATAGAAGGATGCCATCACACCGATACAACCGATTTCGTCCTTCGGGTGCATGTAGTAACGCTCATCGCAGAGAGATGCGAGATACATACCTGCCGATGCACACATACCATCGATGAAGGCGATGACTGGCTGACCCTGCGAACGGGCATAATTAATAGCCTGCTCATAATCGTTCTTTGCCCAAGCGGAACCTCCAGGAGTGTTGATAATGAAGATGTGACCTCGACAGAGGGGATGATTGGCCGCATTGATCATCATGTTGCGATGGTCGATAGAACCATACGAGCAACCGCCACCATTTCGGGTGATAGGACCATCGACGGTGAGCACAGAAACAAACGGGAAGGTCTGCTCGTTCTCATCCTCCAATGCCCACTGACCTCTCACTTTCTTTCCATCCTCGGAAATCTGATATTCCTCCGGGTAATAGATGGAGCCATCGGCTGCCTTCACGGTTACGAAGCCGCAAGTAGGTGCTGGGCGTTCATATACGGCATGCGCATTCAAATTCTGCTCCAATGCCTTTCTAATTCCGTGAACAAAGTCAGGCGAAATCATCCACTTCTTTTCGGTCAGAATTTCATAAAGACCTTTCATTGTGGGTAATAGAATTTTAAAAATTAATGTATGTTATCGTTATCCTGAAAACAAATCTCCTTACCTTGTTATTATGCTTAGAAGACTATTGATATTTTCTGAGGGCAAAGGTAATGGAAATGCGTGGGCGTATAGGGACAAAATAAGCCTATATGCCGAAATAGCTATGATTTAGGAGAAAATAAAAAACCCTGCAATCCTCACGGACGGCAGGGAAAAAATAAATGTAAAATACTTATGAATATATGTAATCAAAATCAGAAGTCTTAAAAACTGGTTCTCCGGTAACTAATTAGGAAATCGTTATCGGAATAAACTCCGACATCGCCTGACAGGTAGCCGTAATGTTACGGCTCTCTGCATCGTTCTGAATGGTCACCGATGTAGTGATACTGAAAGAACCAGGCACCGTATGGCACAGATAAAGCGAGTCATCCTGCTTACGCAAGACTATATAATAGTCCTTTCCGTGCATATTCTTGATAATTTCTGGTATATTATCCTTTCCATCACGGATATTGGCGGTAATCTCGAATTTGAAGACAGTACCATTGCCAGCCTCCGAAGAGGTCTGCTTAGCTGTGATGCCATCAGATATTACATAATTGTCGCCTTCGCTGGTGGCAATATGGAGTGCTTCGCCAGCAAACTTGCAGCCATTAATCTGCAATACCAGCGGTATGCTGAATGGGATAGGAATGGAGCTTTCCCTTGCAGCATAAAAATAAGCGTCGGTTATTCCATCAAGAAATAACTCTCTACAACTATCGGGTAAATTCATATCTTTTCCTTGATTTATCTGTTATTTAACATTTGTTATCTTACGAATTAACACCTATTATATAAGGTGTAAAATCATAGCCACTGCACTTCGTCGATGCGGTTAGGCTTATCACGACTGTCCTTATACTGCATATCTACGCAAGAATAGGACTTGAAGAAGCAGTGTTCTGTGCGGAACCACCTGCCAATGATGCGGCGCAACACGTCTTTCTCTTCCTCGCTGGCTTCTATGCCGTAGCGCATTAAGTACCGCTCCAGCATGGCATTATGGGAGCGGGCGATAACCCTGCCTTTGGAGGTGCAGAAGTCGAAGGTGGATAGTGCCCATTCTACCAGACTGCGCTTAAAATCGTTGTTGAGCGAGACTACCAGGGCACGGATGCCATGGGTATCAAGCGTAAAGGTAGGCTTTACGGGATAAACGGTATCGGCAATCTCTACTTCGCTGGGCAGTCTGATGCAGAGGTAATCATCATGTGCGCCCTTACCATCGGTAAGGCGACCATTGAGCTGCTGAACTTCCTGAAAAGTGAGCCAGCTTCCGGCATCACGGCGCATCATTACCTTGCCTCCGGCAGGATGCCTGCCCGTGAGCATATTGCACCATTGCTGCTGGGAGAAGCAAGCGAGGTCGATGCGGTTGCTGCGGGCTGGGGCATTAATGAGCGAATTTCTCATGATGAAATGCTCGTGAGAGTAGTTGCTGAACACTACCGGCTCATCCTTTGCCAGGGTGAGCTTGGGATCGCGGTGCCGGAAAAACTGGCAGCGGGAGGTGGGGAGACGGAGATAGATATTTGACATTTTTTTACTTTTTCAAGGCGATGCCTTTCTGCTGGGCATAATTTAGCATGATTGCATCGGTAATGTAGAGGAAGTACTTCTGTATGCTGTTGCCTTCCTTCGGACGTGGTACCAGCTTGTCGAGCTTGGCAGTCTGCTCCTCGTCTAGGTTGGCGATGAGTTTCATGCCGTCGATATAGCAGCCTCCTGATTCCGTCTTGGCGATGAAGCTCTCGTTGAAAAAGCCTTTCTTGTCGAAGAAGAGATTGAGGGCTTCCACCATCTGATCCTGGGTGAAGCCAGGAAGCTGAGGGTGCAGCTTGCGGCGTTTCTCCGAATAGGTCTTCATGCGCTTCCCCACATAGGCACTGATGCTGTTGGCATAGTCGCAGTAAAGGTCATTGTCCTTACTGTTGATGTCCTTTGTTCTTGCGAAATTGAAGAAGCCCTGCATCTGTTTCAATACCTGCAGTACGCTGTCAAACTGGTTGAAATCAATGCGCCCTCCAAAGATTTCCTTCATATTTGACTTCACATCTATTACGATACGCTCCAGGGTGTCCGTAAGGAAAGTAACCTTATCCAAATCAATGGAGAGCTTGTCAACTTTGTCCTGCATTCCAGGCTTGCTGTAGTCCACATAGTAGCGGAGCAACTGGCCGAAGTTGAGGAAATCGTAGGATTCATCACTTCGCAGGTTTACCTGCACAAGCAGGGAGTACATATTCATCGACAGCTTCTTGTCCTTCTCCTGGATGGCTCGGATAATCGATGCCATCTGTGGCGAGTTCTGCGGAATGCGGCTGGCTGCACGCACGAGTTCGTTGCGGTTGCGCACGGCTTCAGCGAAATCAGGATTGGAAAAAAGACGCTCCAATGCCTCTGTATATTTTTCAGCAGGAACATCCTTAAAGTTAAAGGTATAGATGGTAGGGAGGTTTCTGATTTGAGCCTCACGCTTGGCCATCGCTTGCTGCTGTTGTTTTTTGTTTTTTGTTCCCATTGCTTTTTATTGCTTTTTTACTCTATTAATCATAATCGCCATTAACGGGTGAATATCTTATCGCTCATCACCATCTCCAGCTATTACGTGGCGCTGATTGCGGCTTTGGAGCTTTGCCAAGTTCTCCTCGGCTACTTCCTGCAGGCTTACACCCATGACGTGGGCCAAACCTGCGGTCTGCCAAAGAATATCGCCGATTTCGGAAAGCATCAGCTTGCGCTCATCATCGGTTACGTTCCAGATTTGGGTGTGGCAGATTTTGCCATCCTCATCTCGCTCGGTGGTGGTGATGTGCAGCTTACCTTTGCGCATGTGCTTGCCAGCCTTGCTTGCAAATTCGCCTACTTCGCCACAAAGGTTGGCGAGCATATAAAAGAGATTATCACTCTCAGGAAGGCAGGTTGTCATTGCCTTCTGCTGATATTCGTTTAATGTAATATTTGCCATTTTCTTTCTTCTTTATTTGTTATTGGACCAGCGATAGAATCGCTGGGAACGGGGGTTTATCTAAAAGATTTCTTTTGAGCCTCGAACATTTCCATTCTCTCGCTGATGATGCGGTTGATCTCAAAACCTATTTCCTTGGCGTTAGGATGCGCCTTGCCGGTAGTTTCTCTGAAGCGGAGGTCTAAGATATGCTGCCACTCGGCGATAGTGTATGTATAAGCTACCACCGTATAGGTATCGAGAGGGAGAATGCCGCGGGCATCCTGCGGCTTCAATCCCGACTTCAGCAATCGGCGATAGAGCCAGTCGGAAATCTTGCAGCCGGAGAGATAGAGGAACTTCTGCCAGCGGGTGCCCTCGTGCAACCAATGGGGGCGGGCAATCTGCACGCCACCTTTCTTCTCCAGGTTCACGTAGCGAGTGCTCTGCTCACTGATGCAGTTAGGCGATGTGCGGTTCAGCTCACGGCTGGTGCTGATCTGTGTGGTGACAACCAGCGTCATTCGGAGGAGATTGAGTGCTTCCTTGAAATCGTATTTCAGCGCCTTCTCAATAAACTCGGCTTCCTTCACATTGAATGGAGACAGCATTTCGAGTATATTGCCATGCTCGCAAAGGAACTGCATGTTACTGCTGATCCATACCTTCTTTTCCTGCACTGCATAACTGATGTAAGGCGATGCAACAAGAAAAGACCAAAGATGCTTCGGCAGTTTACTGTCATTCTTTACGAAGAAATAGAGGGTGCCATGGCGGTACATGGAGCGATGACCGCTCTCCCAAAAACGGTTGGCTAACTTTACTGCCTGTTTTTCCAGAAAATCTTCTTTCATGTCTTCAGGAAGTTTCTCGTCAGGCTGTTTGCCCTTGCTCTTATAGCAAATTCTGCCTACTCGGGCAATCTGTTGTGCGGCGGTCTTCTGAGGCCACCACTCAACACCAGGAATTATCATTTTCATATTGTTTCTTATTTGATGTTTTATATATTAAAAATCTATCACGCCATCCCAATACCGATTGGAGACAAAGGCAAAGATGTTACCTATCTTATGCAGCTTGCCTAATATACCCGCGATGGGTGAATGGGTAGTTATTTTTGCCATTATTTTATCTGTGCCCAGTCTGTACTCAGTCTGTATTGTAACGGTACTGGATATTCACTTTGAACTTACTTTACAGAATGGTTAGGAATGCCCAATTCCTGCTCTCTTATCTTCTTGGCTACGAACGCAACGTAGTCCCAAAGATGAAAAATCGTTCGGTTGTTTGGTATCACATAATCATAGCTGTTGAAATCAATCTGTACGCGATAATGGTCTCTGTCGGTACGTTTTTCAGAGATACCACGCTTCTTCAAGGTTTCCGGCTTTGCCGAAACATAGACGGTAATGATCTTGGCTTTCGGGCAGCGCTCCATTAGTTCCATCAATCCTTTCTCGTCGATGACGTAAATGGCGGCACCTGCCACCTGCTTTTTCTTCGTCCAATACTCATAGTTACCGTATCGGGTATAAGCAAGCATTTCGCTTTTGGGAACGTTGCATTCATTAACAAAATGATGCTCCTTACCGTCAACTTCACCTTCCCGCATAGGCCGGGTAGTATAGGAACAGAGTACTTCATATCCCAGGATGGCAGACAACATGTTTGCTACCGTGTCCTTGCCTGCCCCAGAGGGCCCAATAATCGTTATCAATTTCATAATTTATCATTTTACTTGATGGGTTGTCATCACCATGCGAAAATCTCCATATCTCGCCAGCGATGGGTATTTCTGCAACACGATGTTTCGCAGATTACCATAATCATCCATATTAGCTACATATTTCTTCAGTCCAAAATCGAAGTTGCAGGTGAAATCCAAATTGATCTGACGGATGAACTTTTCACCCCCCCCGAAACCGGACATTACATCGAACACTACTTTCATCCATCGCTGACCTTTCTGATCGAGCCATGACCCCTTCGGGATTTTTACTTTTCTTTTTGCCATAATCTTTAATCTTATATGTATTAAAATTCTTTTTTTCTGCTTGTGGACCAGCGATAGAATCGCTGGGAACGGGGGCGAGATAATGGAATTAACCTCGCTCTGCCCATACTTGCCGCAGAATGGAGTGATACTCGGCCTCACCAAGATTCTGCTTGCAGGCGTGGATGAGGTAATTGTAACTCACGGTGGTACTTCTGCCTAGCTGCCGCCACTTCTGAGATGCCTGGGCAGCGTTGTACTTCCGGCTGCAGGCTGAAAGCTCGTGAAACAGACGTTCGCCGTAGGGGTGTGCCTTCAATGCCCAACCTGCCTTGGTCCACTCATCATAACTTTCCGTGATGTTGATGTTTCGGCTCACCAAAGCTTTTACGATAAGTTCGATGATGCGGTCTTGCGTGCGTGGATCATTCCAAAAGGCTCTGTTGTCGCTGCCGCCGTAAGCGCTGGAGGCGTTACTCTGCGGCTGCCGATACATCGGTCTTGCTTGTGGTATCACCTGCGGTTCATCTGTCGCCAAACCTTGATAAGGCTGCACATTGTTATTAATATATATGTGGTCTGCATCATCCCATGAGGCGAAGCGCACACGTCCGATATTGCCGCATTGCTTGTCGAGCACGATGCCCAGGGCTGCGTATTCCTTGAGGATAGCCTTGAACTGCTCTTTGTGTCTATCGGGATAAGCCAGGCGAACCAATCCGAAATATCCGGTACCCGAACAGGAACGCATCAGCAGACCTATCTCCGGACGAAAGCGAGCCACCATGCGGATATTCTCAAAACTGGTAAGCTGCTGATTGTCCTGAAGGTCGATGTCGATGGCCAGCCATCCGGTATGCTGCTGAAGATGTGTTTCACGGCGTGAAACCATTACCCGCTGGCCGGGATGGGTTAAACTCTCGTCTTCATAAAGACTGAAGAGACCGCTCAGTGTGGCACCTGGAAGCATCTTCTTCGTTTCGATATACTCCGGCATCTTCTTCGCCTTGCTGCCATACTGCTGTCGCATGGCTCTCAGCTTCTCTACATACGGCTTCCATCTATCCGTCAGACAGAACTCACGGATAGACATCTGCTGAATGCACTCGCCCGTCTCCATATCGACGAAATCACCATGGGCATCCGTAGCGGACTTGTAGATGGAACATATTTCCTCAAACATACCTTACATATATCAATTATACTAAATCTGCTGCAAAGATACAAAAATAAATCGAAAATAGTATAGGTAAGTTATATAATATCTGATATAAGTTATATATTTAAGAATTATTATATATTTTGACGGCAAATCAGTGGTGAAATTGCAGATAACGGAGGCTAGAGGGAGAGGCTCTAGTCCGTTAGGCGTTCCTGCGGATTTGAAATCCGCAGACAAAAAAGGCTCGACCACTTATCAGGGATTTGCAATCCCCAACCCAAGCATGAATGAGGATTTGGCATTTCTCCAAAAAATGGGACCAGGATGCGAAATCTGGTCTCATTTTGCCGATTTTGGTCCCATTTTTATTTTGAAGGCTGAAATGTTAAAGCCCATTAATTGAGAAAACGAGGGATTTTGTCCCACTGCTGCCCCACCATTGCCCCCTGCTAGCCCACTACGATTTTTTGCTATTTGCTTGTTTTTCAGCAATTTGCTTTATTTTGGTCTCATTTTTATCTAATTTTCTAAAAACAAATGTACGCAGGAGAAACAAAATATTTCAGAAATATGTAAAATATATGTAGAAAATCCTGTATTTTTCTCGCTAGCTGCCACTCCCTCATATCCCCATAACTACCTTATTGTCTGATGTTTACGGCAAAGCCGTTAATGCTACTAACTTCTAGTTTGGAGTTAGGGGTTTTTGATTTTAGGGAAAAGAAAAAATACACGGAAAATTTTATATATAGTAGTGAATTTCGGGGAAAAATGGGACCAAGATATGCTTTTGAGACCAAAAAGCCCACTAAATCAGCGAGTTATCAAAAGCCCACTAAATGATGGGTTTGGTCGCAAAATGGGACCAAAAAGAAATTTAAGCGAAAAAGGCTATCTCGCTTCACAGCGAAACAGCCTTACTAAAAACATAATAAAAACTTAAAAACTAACAACTAATAATCAACAAAAATTTCATTCTATTTATGCTTCATAAACTGATTAGCCTTATTCAGACTGTCATGCAGTCCGTCGCGACCATACATGTTTATTTTGGCGTTGATAGGCTCATTCAGACGCTGAATGAGCGCATTCACAGCTTGCAGGAGCGCCGCATTGCTTGCAGCGCTGGCTGCTATCAGGTCGCCTGTCGCTGACGCGCCAGACGAAAGATTACCATTGCCTGCTTGCGTGCCTGCTGCAAGAACATCACCCACGTTGCCATTATCAAATGCCCTTCTTGCTGAGTTTCTTCCTGAATAGTTGCGGTCGTAGTTCACGAGCGCTTTCAGTAAGCCTGGGTTATTCATCATCATGGCGTGGGTGGTTTCCCTACCAATCACGATTTCCGGTCCTCTCTCGGCTACGAGAGACGGTTGCCCGTTGACGGTGGTGGCGGTTGGAGACGTGAGCATCTTCACGCCCTGCATCTGCTTGCCATCATCTTCCTTTGCCCAATATACTTCACCATTATCAGCCACGAAAGGCTTCAAATCCTGCACGTTACCGCTATCATAGGTAAGCATACCGGTTACAAGCTTGGTGTTGGTGGTATTGGTATTACTCTTCTTCTTGCCACTGCTGAAGGCTGAGTTGAGTGCCCACTGGAGCAAGCCCATCAGGGTAGCCATTACACCTGCGGCTGCAATAGGACCCGCGATAGGACCCAGGAAATCAAAACACTTACCGATGGCACCAGCGATAGAGAAGGTCATTCCTGCTTGCGTGCGGTCCGCATCCGATTGAATGATAGCCTCGTTATTTTCCTGCGTTTTATTAAGGTTCTCAGTGAGCGCCGTTTGGGTCATAGCCATACCTGTATTCAAGGCTATCTTTGTGCCCTCAGTCTGCTCCTTGTTTCCGGCATCCGTCACATTCGTGATATTTTGAACACCCTGCGTGGTAACCTTCTCACGGTCCTTATTGCCCTTCTTTACCTCTTTGCTCAGTTCTTTCTGGTGCTTCTTCTCTTTCTTTAACTGCTCGGCTTTTTCCTTGTCTTCCTTGGATTTACCACCCTTCTTAAACTCGGTATTCATCACACCACCGATGAAGGAGCCAGTGATACCGGCTGCGGCATCAGCAAAGGAACAGCCACCTGCGATAGCATCGGCGGCTGCCGCACCCGTTTGCGTCGCTGCATCATTGTAGAACGCATTAGCATTGGCTCTGTTGCGATGCTCCCATGCACGAGGCGCGCCACTACCCTGTGATTGCGTATTCGCCTGTTCGGGGGTTGCAGGGGGCGCGTATGGAGGCACAATAGCCGGACTGTTAGGATTGATAGGTGTACCATCAGGATTCCAACCGAGAGAAGGCTGCTGCGGAGTCATCTTCTCAAAGTTAGACTGCGGTTGCGGAGTAAGGTAAGCTGCACCCTCATCCACCAGTCGCACGTACATCGGGTTCGCCTTTGTGCCGAGATTCGAGAAATCCTCCTTCACGGCATTGGCATCAGCATTGGCTCTCGCTGCATCAATACCAGGTTGAGCTTTCTTCTTGGCTCGCTTGGAACCAGCATCGTTGATAGCCTTCCACATCTGCGTATTCACATCGTTGAGCGCCATATTAGCCCACGATTCGAGCATAGACTTCAGAGCGTTCTTAATGGCTTCCTGCGCGCTACTTACATCATTGCGCATTTCGGCAAATGCCTTGCCTACCTCTGCACCGAAAGTTTCGATAGGCTGCACGAGCTGCTGCATCTGAGAGAGGCGGTTCTTCATCGCCGTTGCCATTTGGTTGACATAGGCAAGTTCTGCCTCCTGACGAGCCTTGTCTGCTTCATCGAGGAGCTGCTTGTTACGTGAGTTTTTGAAAACGAAAGCATAATAATCTTCTGCCATCTGCATCTTCATCTTCATCAGCTCCACCTCTGGGTCGGCGGTGAGATCACCAAGACCGAGGTTAGACCACATATTGGTTCGCTTGCCGAAGAGCGCACTTTCCTGCTGCATCTTGCGAAGAGTTTCCTGGTTAGAGAGATTGCGCTGGTTGCGTTTCCACATGAAATCAGAAATCTTCTTTGCTTCATCGTAATGTTTCTTTTCGGCTTCAGTATATTCGTCTGAATACTGGATCAGTTTCCGATAGAACAGTTTGACATTCTCCTCCGTATCATTAAGAAGCGAAAGGAAGACGGAAGGCGTATTCTCGTAGTTCTCTCCAAAGAGGAATTTCAGTAAGTTACCTTTCTTTCCTCCTGTCTCGAAAACATCGGCAATCTGCGTTCTTGCTTTTTCGAGAACCTTGATTACGTCATCCTTATCTTTCTTGAGTGTTCCCAAAGAGACATCCGCAAAGCGTGACTTTATCAAACCGAGGAAAGAATTTTCCTGCACAACTTTGGTGTAATCATGCTCCAGCAGTTCTTTACGGCGCTGCTCCATGCGATCCTGTATAATATTGGCGTTACTCTTCTCGTCTTTTGACGCATCGAGCCACTGGCGGTCGAGATATGCCCTATCCCTCTCATCGGATTTATAGCCAACAATCTTACCTTTCTTGATTTTAGGCAGTTGCTTTAAAAGATCAGTACGGAGTTTTGATACATTATAAGCATTAATCTGCTCCAATAAGGTACGAGACTGAGACTGGCCAAACTCATCATCCTTCTCCTTTCGGTCTTTATCCATTGTCTTCTTGAACTCATCCCAGGTCTTCTTACCGAGGACGATGGATTGCTTTGCCGCAGCAAGAGCCGATTTCATTTTTATATCCAAGTCGTAAACAACCTGGTCTTGAATCTCCTTCTCTATACCGTCCTTCGTCATCTCCTCCACCATCGCCGTCTTCTGACGCTCGTAGAAGTTTTTGATTTTGGTTATGAACTCGGAGATATTGTTGCGGGCATCGTCTTCAGGAGTTGTAGCAGAGCCTTTACCGCCCTTCCCAGTTTCATCAATATGTTGTGGGGTTCCCGTCTCTTTGCCAGTTGCCACATCCAATTCCGCGCCGAATTTATCTCTTAACGCGTTTTCCTGCGCAACAACATCATCCAATCGGCGTTGAGCCTTATCACGAGCGCTCTTTGCCGCCGCCCGCTGTCCCGCTTGACCGATAGCACCCTGAACCTGAGAAGGCATCATGGCACCGCCGGAAGTCTGAATATGAAAGCCGTTAGGTGTCTGTACCTTCGAATTAGCGTAAGCATCTTCTTTTTTCTGCAAATCAAGAATTGCATCCACCTTCTGGCGACCCAACTCTGCCAGCTTAGAACGGGCACCTTCAAGTTCGTAATACTTCTGCAAGCGGGTAAAGTTTGCATCCCATGCCTTAGTATTTTCCTTGACTGCACCGGTTTCAGTATTAATCTTTGCGTTCAGTCCAGGAATAGCACTATTCAACTGATTCATCGCATCGATTCGCAACTTCATCGAGGCAGAAGTATCTTTCATTACATTATGAAGACGATTCAGTTGCTCCTGCTCTTCCATTGCCTTACGCTTACCTTCCTCCTGCACTTCATTCAGTACACGCTGACCGGCTGAAGCCTGATTCAGAGAAGACGTATATTCAGCCAACTTTACGACAAGTATACCTAGCAAGCCGATTATACCACCGAAGACACCTGCCTGTTTTACTAATGACAGCTTATTGAAAGTCGAAACCATCTTAGCCCAAACCACGCTCAGTGAGGCTGAAGCAGAACTCAACTTCTGAGCATAATCAAGTACGTATGCAAACGCACCCGCCAAACCTGCCATACTGAGCATAGAAATGAGCGTAGGAAGAATATTCAGCAGCATTTTGACAGAAGCAAAGATAAGTCCGATGGCTAATTTAACCTCTGTCATAAAACCGAGGCTGCTAGTCAACTCCTTAGTTAACTCAAACCACGCCTTGGCTATATCGTGAACGGGACCTGCCGCTGCGCTGGATGAAACAAACTGTTTCTCCCAAAGGTTATTGGCACGCTCCATATAAGCCATAGCGGTTTCCTGCTGCATATTATACTCTACCGTTACAGCCGTACCGTCATTAAAGGCTTTATTTGATTCCTCAACAGCTTTTGTAAGCATACCATTTTTGGCAGCCATCGTAACCATCGTCTTCACGAGTCGGGCGCCATCAGAACCTAAGTCTTTAAACAAGCCGTCAAGAGCAAAGACATTCTTGGTTTCACCCATTTTTCTAAAGATAGTAAGAATAGCGCCCATACCTCTTCCGCTCTCGATCATCTTCTTCAAACTTCCGGTAGCAATACCCAGGGATTTTTCAATAGGGCTTGTGCCTTTTCGTAACTCAGTTACCAGTTTACCGAAAGCGGTTGCTGCCACTTCTGGCTCCAATGCCATACTATCTACCGCAGAACCAAGGGCGAGAATATCAGGCGTGGTAAGGGCAGCCTGTTCGCCAAGGGCAAGCATACGATTTGAGAAATCCACAATCTTATCGCTGGAAGCAGTGGAAGTAGCAGCCAGACGGAAGATTGCGGAACCGGTCTTCAGCATGGCTTTTTCTACACCATACTTGTCAACCAATCCCATCACCTCAGTAATCTTCGCCAAAGACGTGAGCGCTTCCTCACCCAAATCTTCTTTAAGTGCCACATTTACCTGGTCGGCAGCACGGACGAAGCCAGCGAGTGCCATAGTTCCTCCCTGCGTCTGAATACCCAACTTGGCACCAGCATAAGCGATTCGATTTAACTCTTCAAGACTGGTACGGGTATCAATTTTCGCCAACTCACGAGAAAGATTTGCTATTTCATCCGTAGTAGAAAGCGCAACTTTGCGAATATCCGTCAACTGATCCATAAACTTCATGTTCAGACGGAATAAATCAACAAAGTAAGTCTTTACCTGGTTAAATACCGCAAACATACCTACGTATGCCGTAAGGTTCTTCAAAGCCGTATGCCATGCACCACTCTGCTTATTGGCTGCACCCGTTGCATCATCAATAACCTTTTTGAGGTTCTTCAGCTCCTTCTGTCTGTTTGCAAATGTCTCGCTCTTGGTGTTGACAAAGTTCAGTTCCTCCTCAAGTTGCTTATAAGCCTGTCTCAGCTCATTGATATTTGCCTTGCCAGTCTTACTGCGGGCAACAATATCATTGATTTGCGCTTGCGAAAGACGGGTACCTTTCATAGTTTGTTCCAACTGGGCATATTGCCTGCGTAAATCAGATACAGCCTTACTTCCAGCAGGGAGTTGTTGAATTTTCTGCTGAATAGCGTCCATGGTGCGCTTAATGTCCTCGCCCGAAGCCTTGCTAGGGTTAGATAATACCTGACGCATTTTCTGCCAACCGATGGCTGCTTTCTGGGCTTTCCCAGATACTGCATCAAGGCGTTCTTCAATCTTGGCAAGGGCATCGTTATAGGCTTTAATCTGAGCGGTATCAGATGTATCTACATTATCCCTCGCCTGAGTAATAGAAGTCTTAGCACGGCGCAAATCGGATGCCGTAGCGTTTTTATTACCAACGGTTCTCATAGCTTCACCGGCACTCATTTTGCCTTTACGCCTATCCTCTTCTGCCTCCAGTTGCTTTAAAATATCAAGATTAAACTGATAGCCGGAAGATGTTTTCTTTAAAGAAGAAACAAGTTCTCTCTGCTGAGTAAGAGCCTTACTGAGCCATTGGTCGGATTGCTCATCAACATTTTTTAAATTTTCCTTAATCTTCACGTATTTTCCTTCCAGCAGACGTATCTGGTCGCCCACCGTCTTCATCATCGCGCGGATGGAATTAGCCTGCTCCAGTTCTGCCTCTGACAAGCCTTCGAGCTGGCGCTTGCCATCGCCCAACGCGCGACGCAGGTTGCGAAGAGAAGTATTACTAAGCTGGTTTACCACGCTCTGCAAACGCTCATTGGCCGAAATATCCTTAATCTGCGCAGAAGCCAGCAAATCATACTGCTTCTTCAGATCCTTGATGGTGGCGTCGAGAGCCTTATACGGGTCGGTATTCGGCTTCATGGTTTTCAGTTTCGCCTGAGCCGCATCTATCTGGTCGGATATACCCGCTGCTGCCTCCTGCAACTGCTTCAATACCTGGAGCGGTTGCTGGCCATTGAGCGTGATGATAGCCTCTGTTTTATTCTTTGCCATTGCTTTTTATTTTTAATGTTTATTTTTGGGGGATATGAGACCGGCGATGGAATCGCCGGGAACGGGGGCGAGATGGGTTAATCGCCTTTGCCTTCCAGGGCGTTCATTATCTGTAACAAGCCTTGATAGCCGTAGTAATCGGCAAGATGGTTTTCGTATCTCGTTTTCAACCTGCGGACGGTTCGCATGATGGCAGGACGGTGAGATTTACCTGCCCTTCTATCCCACTTGCCGATATAGCGGGTTTTGAACTTGGCTTTCTTCGAGCGGTCCACCTTATCGGCAGTGATATGGGCTGCAGGGTCACGAGGATCACCCGTCAAACCTACACCAATATCCACATAGCGGAGATAATCGTTATAGCGGATTCCTACCATCAGATTACCCGTCTTTTCATCAGCCTGATATACCGTACCCTCAAAGGATTTCTTACCTTCACCCGTAGAATACCACATGCCGTGTTCCTCGCGGTATTTGTTTACCTTCTCGTAGCCACGATATACTTCTACCGGATAAATCTTCTGGGTATTGAAGTTAACTTCTATATCAAGAAGAGCTTGTTTCAGATATACACCTGCCACCTCTTTCAGAGGTGCAAAAGGCGACTTGATAGGTTGGGTTCTGATAGGCATGGCTTATCCCTCCTTTCCGTCTTCTGTCGATGCAGGAATGATGTATTTCTGTTCCTTCCCGCATTGGAAGTTATAGAGTGGACGGATGGTCTGCCAATAACAATCGGCAAGGAGCCAGCTCGGACCACGGAAAAGAGGGTTTACACCATAGGCAAAACTCTCTATATCGACGGATGATAATTCTATGCCCAATTTAGGCTCTTCCGTCTTGAAGTTTCTGCCAGTGATAGGACAAATACCTGTGCGGCGAAGCTGAGTGAGATAGGACGCAAGGTCTTCACAATACTCCATCAGATCATCCGATGCAGCCTGCAATTTGCTACCATCATATCTGCCCAACGTAACAGAGGAGTCTTTCAGTCGGGTAAGGAAACAGACCTGATAAGTAATCAGGGCTTGCTTATCCGATTTCAACTCTCCGGAGTTCACTACACGATAGAGCATACAGGGAGAGTGAATGATATTGGCGTTGCGGGAAAAGATATTTTCCTCGTCAATATCACGAATGCGGAAGAAACTCTGATCCTCCAGCTTCTTGCTTGTCGGGTCGTGGGATAAGGGCTTGTAGATCGTAGCCCAGTGTTCCAAAACATTTGATATTGTCATAATTCAAAGGGTTATTAACACATTATTAACTGATAGCGTACAGAAATTAAGAGATATTGGCACATTACATGCCCATTACTGGGTCTGCCGGTTTCTGCGGAATCCAGTCGTCATTATCATCTTCTTTCTTCTTATCCTCTTCCGGAGTAGCCTCTTCCTTGTTGCCCTCTTCTTCTTCCTTCATCAAGTCTTTCAGCTTCACGTTAAAATGCCTTTCGGTTTTGTCGGCTACAATCTTCTGCATCACTCTTGCCCAGGGTGCCCCATTGCAGGTGCTCTCGTTTTCGAGGATGCTCACGAGCTGCACACCGCAGTAGATAGCAGCAAGATAGTTGGCGAGATGGAGAGGGTTCTGAAAATCGAGTATTACGGTATCTACCATCGTGGCTAAGAATATCGCAAGGATGAGGACAGAAAAATCTTTCACCATCTTTGCCATTTTCTTAGATTTCAGTTTCCCATCAATTTTGCATCGCGGGTCTTTTTTGATAGCCTCACGATAGCGAGAATAGATGCGGCAGTTGCAGCGCCAAGCCGTGTAGCAGTCGCAGATAAGGGCGAAGAAGCATACGGCGATGTAGTTAAGAGATGGTTCCAGTGTACACCACACTAAGCCGATAATGGCTGCAAGAAACCTTGTAAGAGTTGGAATTAAACTTTGCATTTCTTTTTTCTTTTTAATGTTATCCTATGTTGTCTTTAATACGATACAAAGGTATCGGTTTTTTATTGAGAGGTGGGGACAAAAAAGGATTGAGGGGCCTGCGATGGAATCGCAGGGAACGGGGGGGCGATAGGGGTGCTATTTCGAGATTGGGGGTTCGGGGGTTGTCCCAACCATTTAGGGGCGATTTCGTAATTTTGTGGGCAGATATAAAAATTTAAAAGGCGCAAAATGATAAACGAGCAATTACAGAAAAAGATAGATCAGTCTATTCGCCTCCTGCAAAGCGTACAGAAAAGGTACGATGGAGAGATAGAACTGGCTTATTCGGGCGGCAAGGATAGTGATGTGGTCCTGCAGCTTGCCAGGGAAGCTGGTATCAGATACAGGGCGATATACAAGAACACCACCATCGACCCACCGGGCACTATCGCCCACGTGAAGGAGATGGGTGTGGAAATTCTCAGGCCTAAAGAGAATTTCTTTCAGCTTATCGCCAAGAAGGGATTTCCTTCTCGCTTCTACCGTTTCTGCTGTGAGGCTCTGAAAGAGTATAAGGTACTCGATAAAACCATTATCGGTGTGCGCAAAGCGGAAAGCAGAGCAAGAAAAGAAAGATATAACGAGCCTACCGAGTGCCGATATTTTGGTGCAAAGAAAAAAGAGAACCATGTGGAGCAGATTTACCCTATCTTAGAGTGGACTGATGAAGACGTAAGGGATTTCATTCTTGATAGAGACTTGAAGCTGGCTCAACTCTACTATGATACGGGGGGGCAAATCAACGTTACTCGAAGACTCGGCTGCATGTGCTGCCCGCTGGTCTCAAGACGCAAGCGCCTTATCGAGTTTCAGAAGCACCCCCGCATAGCGAAAGCTTACCTGCGTGCCGGACAGAAGTACTTAGATACGCATCCTAACTGCACGGCGCTGAAACGCTACGATAGCGTATATGAATGGTTCACACGTGATGTGTTCTATTCTAATAATAAGGAGTGGGATAAGGTGAACGGACCGCTATTCGGTAAGCCCGATTACAAGAAGTTCCTGGAAGGTCAGTTTGGTATCGACCTTACCATATAGCGTTTCGGGGTTCGGGGTTTTTGAACACGAATGACACGAATGACACGAATTTCGTTTTTCGATGCCCCACCAATTATACATTAAACATTAAACATTAATAAGGAATGAGCCAATTAACGCAAAACACCCTGCAGAGGATAGACAAATGGCTATCCAATGGTCTCAGCATGGAGACGATGTTCCCTAAACTGGAACAGCGGTACCGCATGCAGATTTGTGCTGAGTTCTACAAGCGATGGGTGCAAAACAACGATATAGACCCGCGTACCACCTGTCGCAATATCGCACGGCGCGATTATACGCTCTTCGTGAACCAGGCAGGACAGGGCAACAAAGAGGCGCAGGAAATGGTGATGGCGCTGCATATTGATATTGACGATGAAGGAAATATCAAACCTCGCACGGTTACGGAACTGAATAATGATGTAGCGGTCTGCAACCATATCATCCGTTTCTTCCAGACCGATGAAAGCCCTCGCCACAAGGCAATGTATCTGAGCAGCGCCGAATGGCTCATCCGCACGGGCAAGCAGCAGAACAACGACCGCGCGGTGGATAAGGGTATGCAGGCCTTGGCTAATGTATATGGCAACTTCGTGGAGGATAAGGACGCTACGGATGAGATGCCAGATATGAGCCGCATAGCCATTACCCAGGATGTAAGCATCGTGAAACACGACCGCATCAACTATACCGATGAGTATAAGCGCAAGATGGCTCGCAAGTACGGTCTTACGGTGAAAGATATGCAGCAGATAGCCGATGAGGAGAGTCTGAATGCTACTCCGGAGAAAGCTCCTGATTACTTCGACTACATGGAAGAGGTGATGGAAGAGAAGGAGGCTGACAAACAGACTAAAGAAATGAAGGAGGAACCAGCCGATGAGTAAGCGATACGAAAATCATCATCCCAACAAGATACCTCCCTTCCGTCCTGATCCGGAACACTGGACGAGGAAAAGCAGCCACGGCTGGAAAGCCAAGGTTGCCTACGAAAGTGAGGATGAAGCCTGCGAGTTTTTAAAACTGCATCCTAAAATCATGAATGCCGGATATACGGCATACCAGTGCAAGGTTTGCTCGAAATGGCACATTGGGAAATTAAGAGTTGATAGTTTATAATTTATAGTTTACAGAGGATGGAGTTAAATAAGATTTATAATGAGGACTGTCTGGTAGGAATGAAAAAGATTCCTTCCAAGACTATCGACTTAATAGTTAGTGATCCTCCTTATATTATAGACAATTCTGGGGGGGGGTATTTATGCCCATGATGATAAAGGCTATGTAAAAGAGCTGGATGAGATAAAAAGCGGATTCGACTTAAAGATTCTAGATGAATGCTGCAGGGTTATGAAAAAGATAAATATCTATCTTTGGTGTAGTCAAAAACAGATTCCTCTATATCTTGATTACTTCGTAAAGAAGAAAGGCTGTAACTGGAATCTGATTACTTGGCACAAGACGAACCCGATACCTGCGTGCGGCAATAAATATATTACTGATACAGAGTATTGTTTGTTCTTCCGAGAAAAAGGAGTTCGTATCTATGGTGATACGAGTACCAAAGGAACGTATTTCATTACTCCACTCAACACTTCAGAGAAAAATCGTTGGAATCATCCAACCATAAAGCCAACACCATTCTTTCAAAAACATATCATCAATTCGAGCCTAAAAGGTGATACCGTCCTCGATCCTTTTATGGGCAGCGGTACTACTGCTATCGCCTGTATCAGAGAAAAGCGAAACTTCATCGGCTTTGAACTGAACAAAGAATATTACGACAAGGCTTGTAAGCGTATTCAACTCGAAATGGCGCAGCCGAGCCTATTCTAAAACATATAATTACAATGGAATTAAATAAGATTTATAATGAGGATTGCCTGGTAGGAATGAAAAAGATTCCGGACGCAAGCGTGGATTGTATTATCTGCGATTTGCCTTATGGCGTTCTCAATAAAAAGAGTGAAGGCGGTGGCTGGGATAGTATTATCCCGCTTGAGCCATTATGGAAGGAATATCTGCGCATAACCAAACCCAATGCGGCCATTATTCTTTTCTGCCAGGGCATGTTTACCGCACAACTTATGATGTCACAGCCGAAACTCTGGAAATATAATCTTATTTGGAGCAAACAACGGGTAACAGGATTTCTGAATGCCAACAAAATGCCTCTGCGCTCACATGAGGATATTGCAGTATTTTATCGAAAACAACCTGTCTACAATCCTCAAATGGTAAAATGTGCGCCACATCAAAGGAATCATCGAAGGGGAGATGGCTCTCATAGTTTGAAGCGAGGTTGTTATGGCGACCATAAAGAAGTGCCTACTATCGTATCAGATGAAAAATTCCCAAAGAGCATTATCTGCTTTGACAAGGAACATTCTGCCGATACCTTCCACCCTACGCAAAAGCCAGTCGCTCTTATCCAGTATCTTATATGTACTTATACCAATGTGGGGGGGTGCGTTCTCGACAACTGCATGGGCAGCGGCACTACCGCCATCGCCTGCATCAGAGAAAAGAGAAACTTCATCGGCTTTGAATTAAACAAAGAATATTACGACAAGGCTTGCAAACGCATCAAGTTAGAGTTGGCACAGCCTACTCTATTCTAAAATCAACATACATTCAGGATAACATTTTTATTATTATGCAACAACCACATTTGATATACCTAACCAAATTCCAGCAGCAATCTCTGTATATGGCTGCGAAGGATGAAAGGGTGATTGCCGCAAGACGTGTGGGTAAAACCGACGGCCTTGTGGCTCCTTACGTCTGGATGGCTTCTAACTCTATGCCCGGTATGCTGGGAGCCTGGGTAGCCGTATCACGACAGCAGGGATTCGGCAAGACTATTCCTGGTACCATGGCAGCCATGGAACGAATGTTCGGTTTTACGCAGGGCATTCATTTCGGTTGGGGACGACCACCGAAGCACGCCCGTGAGGCTATCTTTAAGCCGAAAAGCTATGACAATATTATTTGGTTTGCGAATGGTGCCCAGTGGGTGCTCATCTCCCTCTCGCAGACCGCAAGTGCCAACAGTTACACTTTTTCGGCGATGGTAGGTGACGAGGCGAGGTTCTTCCCTTACAAGAAAGTAACCGACGAGTTGATGCCGGCGTTGTCAGGCCAGACTCACCCTTTGGGTAACATCAACTTTACTGACTACAACCCGCTCTATAAATCGACAAGATTCCTATCTGATGCTTCGCTTACCACAAAGGGCAGTTGGCTGGAGCGCGAGGAGGAGAAGCTTGATCTTACAATAGAATCAGGTAAATTTCAAGGCAAGACTTACAGATGGGTGCAGGAGCAGCTGGAAGACTATGCAAACAAGATTATCCGTTACAACGACCTTATCTATAATGCCAAAAAGACCGGGCATACCCCTCATGCCGTGCTACCCGATTTAAGGTTGATGATACGTGCCATCGCCCTCAAGATGATTAAGCACGAGGGACAGTTTAAGATTTTGCCTAACCATGGCAACAAGCTCACAAAAAACATGGTGGATATGGCGGTAAACTATAAGCTGGTGGATGCAGCGGATGCGGAACTCATCTATGATTACGAATATCTGTTTACGGAAGAAGAATGGTGGGAGATGCAAATGTTCGACAAGGCAGACAAGTTTCGAGACGACTATCTGAGAGAGCTTCGCCGTTCGGCATTCCTCGTTCGCCGTGCTTCTACCCTCGACAATGTGGATCTGCTTACTGAAGACTACATCAGAACCATGAAGCGAGATCTGCCTAACTACACCTTCATGGTTTCCATCCTGAACGTGAAAATCAAGAAATCGAACGATGGTTTCTATTCTAACCTGGATATAGATCATATCCATGGTTATATTCCCGATGAGAAGATTGACCCTTTGAGCCAAGCTAACTGGAGCACCCAGAAGGCTACGGGTATCATCGGTGGCAAGAAGATTACTTCAGAAAGTTATCAGCCGGATTTCAAGGAGCTGTCCGAGAGAAACGACTGCCGTATGGATGCTGACTGCGTGAACGACCTTCCCCTCTATCTTGCGTTTGACTATAACGCAAATATCAATACCCTGGTGGTAGGTCAGGTATATCAGCGTGACGGAGTGGAGGCAGCGAATGTTATCAAGAGTTTCTATGTAAAGAACGAGCGTAAGCTGCGTGAACTGGTAGATGATTTCTCGCATTACTACGCCCCAAAGAGAGCTGTGAACAGAGACGTGGTTTACTTTTATGATGCCACCGCCAAGCAGGGCGCATCGTATGCGCTAACCGATGAGCGATTCTACCAGGCAGTGATTAAGGAGTTGGAGCGCAATGGCTGGAATGTGACGGCGATAGATATGGGCGTGCCGGAGAAGCACGAAGTGAAGCATCGCATCATTAATAATGCCCTTGCCGGTATCGAATATCCTGCTATCCGTATCAATCAGACTCAGAACCCCGATTTGATTATCGCCATGCAACTCTGTGAGGTGAGCATCGGCTATCAGGGATTCCGCAAGGATAAGAGTCAGGAGAAGAAAGCGGAAACGGAAGACAACCTGCCGTTGCAGCAGAGAACGGACTTCACCGATGCCTTCGACTCGCTATATCTGGGATGTAAGTTCTGGCGAGGAAATATAGGCTGGTTCGTATTGCCGGACGGAAGGAACGTTTAAAGATAAAAGGGCGGATGTCATCACGACAGCCGCCCCTCTTCTTTATACAAAACCAATTATTTGTAAAAATACGAAAAACTACATTATTACACGTTTGACCTTGACTAAAGAATCATACATATTATTTAGAAAAATGAAAAATTCTTATTTCTCTTGCTGGCTCTTGGAATACCATTTGTCGAAGGCTGCAATGCAGTCATCCTTCTTGTCTCTGCTCAGTGCATCCCATCGCTCCTGCCACTTGATTTCTTGGGTGTAGGTAGAAATGTAGCTGATGGAACTGATAGGAATCACCATCTGCGTATAGTCTGTCTCTGGGTCTGTGTATGTAACTCCTATCACCGTATCCTTCAACGTAGCATCAATCTCATCGCCTATATATGAATCCTCCACCAAAGCCTCAAAGGCTTGATTGTGGAGAATGATGTATCTGCCATTATTAAAATGGATTTCAATAATGACCTCATAGAAATCACCCGAATCCTGATTCAGACTCTTTATCTGCTCTTCGAGCGATCCATACTCCTTTACATCAAAACCAGGTGCGCTATTTTGCATCCATTCTGCAAGGTCTTTCAACTCCCCCAGGAGTTCATATTGTTCCAGTTCTGTCATATTCTCTATAAATCTTTATTTTCTGTTTGCAAAGTTAATACTTTATTTTTGAGTGGTAAGGACAAGGTATCGCCTCAGAGCTTCTTTACCAGCAGCAGTGGACCACCTATACCGCAAGCCGTCACCACGTAGCCAAGGCGCTTATACCACTGGAGAACGAAAGACTCGCTCTCCTTATCATATTCCAACTGCACAGACTTGCAACCCAGTTTCTTGGCTTCCTTCTCTGCAGTCTCCATCAAGAGGCGAGCAACACCCTGCTTGCGATATTTCTCATCCACCCAAAGGTTATAGATGGCGCAATCGGCATGCTGGTAATATTTATCCTTATACTCTCCAGGCTTCGGTATCTCCACCTGCACGGTGCCATGGTTGACTTCATCCACGACCACGATTTTCTTATCACATTTCCAATCTTGAATCTGTATCATCATAATACTTAGTTAATGATTAAATGAATCTTATATTCGCTGTCCTTGATAATCTCTATCGGGCGGAAATGCTTATCCAGATACTTCTCCGGAACATCATTCATCGGACCATCAAACAATGTCTGAAGGTTGCGGTTATCAGGCTGGATAGTATCAATGCTTACCTGGCAGAACTCGTCAATGATAGTACCTACAAGGTCGCCTATCTTCAATGGCGAAGGATGCAGCTTCTTCTCCTCTTTCTTGCTGAGAGGAGGAACGAATGGCTTCTGCTTCTCACAAATCACGTAAGGAGTCACGATACTCTGATGCTTGGAAGCATCCTCTGTAAAACCATTATAATGAATGGTAACAGCGTTAAAGTTTCCAAGAAGGTTGATAGGGCAAGCCTGGATAATCTCAGCAAGGGTCGGTTTGAATAAAGCCGATGAGCCGAAAGTATGTACTGCCTCAAAACTAGGCAGCACGCTTTTCACTTCCTTGTGGTGTTCCTTATTATAGATAGGATCATCCCAGATGCAAGAGTTACCAAACACATCTTTAACCTTCGGATATTCCATAAGCAAAAACTCCTTTGCCTTCGAGTTAGAACGGAAGCAAATAACACTGATGCCTTCAGCTATCTTTTCTATCTGTTCCTTTGTAAATTCAATCTTTTCCATAATCTATAAATCTTTTAATCATTAAAATGCGTCTTTAATATCACACCCGGCTACGGCCTTATATTCTGCCTTGAGAAAAGCAATTTCATCTTTCAGACGTTTGATTTCTGCGGTAGGCTGGTGGCGTTCCATATTCAGCTTCCAGTTGCGGTAGGCATAATAGAACTTATCGCATAGCTTCAGTTCCTCATTGGTGTACTTATGCTGATGCAGGGTGAGTACCCGCTTCACTTCTTTCAACTTGCCATCCTCTGCGAGTACTAATAGCCCCGCATAATCGGGAAGGAGGGGAAGTACTTTTCCACTAAGGTACCAAGGTACGCAATAGTAGAAGTAGTTCGGGCGGCGATGCTTTTCATCCCCCGTCTTCAGCAATTCATGCTTCTGCCACTTATGCTTGAAATCGTTTTTGAAATCGGCGAAGGAGATTTTGCACTCCACCTCATACCAATATCCGCTTCGGGTCTTGATGAGCATATCGCTCTCCCAGTCGAACACGTAAAGGTTTTCTACGATAAACTTAGGGTTCGATTTCCAGTCGCGCAAATACTGCTGAAGAAGCTGCTCTGATACCTGCTCCTTGGTAAGGAGCGATGTTTGTTTACGCTTTGGTTCCATTGAGCTTTTGCATTTTGCCATTACTAAACTCATAGCCTATTTCCCGCAGTTTAGATTCTAACATCTGAACTTGCGCCAGAGAAGGGTGATAGATGGAAACACTATCAAAGTTATTCGTCACGAGGTTAGGACAAATATTGTTAGCGAAGCCAGAAGACCGCTCGCTGCAACAAAAATCCACATCAGGATCGCCTACATAAAGCGTAGAGCAAACGCCATCGCTATTCCAAGAGAAATGCAGCGTGATAACCTTTCTTCCCCGCCACTCATTATTTTTTACGCAAATAAAGCCCCTGATCGTACCGGCATCAATATCGCTTCTCAAAAGATAGATTCTATCCTCCTGTAAATCTTCGGGAGAAATAGGCGTGGTACCGATATTCTTGCCATATTCACGAGGCTTGATACGGTACTTGCAGTTCTCGGTATCAATATCGCAATTCTCCGGGTCGAAGTCTCGCCAATCAGGTTCCTCCAATGGGCGATACTCCACCGGCTTCCCCTCCTTGATGGCTTGCAGCACCTGCAGCAAGCCATCAACATCAAATAAATAATTCTTTTCCATACTCTTTTCCTTACTCTTTTCCTTACTCTTTTCCTTACTCTTTTCCTTACTTTTATAATCCTTACTTACAGATACGGATAAGGCTAGGAATACGACAATCGTAAGTTTTATATCCTGGTTCTACGAAACTGACTTCGGGATTTATATTACGCATAGCGTTTATATCATCCAGGGAGTAAGAATCCAGGCAGCAATCCGTGAAACCTATGTAAAGGATAACTCTAACGTCATTTCTTTCTTCTCCTATTACGTTTATTCTGTAAATACTGCCCAAAGTCTTTTGGAGTAGGAATCATCATTTCCATAGGCTCCGGATGCTTATAGACGCTCTGGGGGTAATAATCTCTATAATTTATTTCCATACGCTATCTAAAATTTATGATCTTTACAGACATCAAAACATGAAGTCTTACATTTTCGTTTCATACACCAGGCACTAGCACGGTGATCATCATCGACATCATACCAATAGCAGTTGCCGCAGAATTGATATACGTTATCGGGCATACGCTTATCTGTTTAAGTGATTACCACAAATACTACCGCATGACGTTTCGCATTGCTCATCGATGCACCAGCCTTGGCCATAAGCATCCTCGTTGTCGAACCAGAAGCAGTTGCCACAACATTTTTTTTCTTTCTTTGCCATACGATTACTTGAATTTGATGATGAAAACATCCTTGCCTAGCCACTCATCCGGACACATACACTTCTGCGTTTTGCCGATGGTGATGCTTTCGATTTTCTTTTCTACTACCTGACGGTCTTTTGCGTAACCAGCATAGAATAGGACGTGGGTGAAGGGTTTATATTCCGGCTCGCCTACCACACGACAATAGCCGCCGAACTCATCAAAACGCACCTCGCCGCTTTCGGCTTGCTGATTAACCAGTCGGGAAGCCCAATAGGGCTTAATTTCCAGATACTCTTCCATCTTCTCGCCCGAAACGATTTTCTCGAACCATTTCTTTTCGAGGATGATGTGTAATACTTTCTTTTCAGTCATAGTTTCCTTTCTTTTTTCAAAATGCTGGACGATGTAATCAGGTGCAGGGCGCTGCTGGTATTTCGTATCTTCAGAATAGAAGAAATGGCATGCTCCTTCTCTTGCGAGATTAACACCAAAGTCTAAAGCAATCTCTACCCTACGTCGGAAATCATCTGCACCTTCCAGATACTCGAACATTCCGTGAGTTGAAGTTCTTGGAATGCAGAAATCTTCTCTGCACCATTCTCGATTGATAACTGCACCTTCATCGAGAGCCTTGCGTAAACGCTCCTGCTCTGCCCATAGACCTTTGTTCCAATAAACTGGGTCTTCTAGGGGACGCTGCTTACCTCGCCAAAACGTATCATTCGCCAAATCTTCGAGGGTGTAGGCTTGTTTCAAAAAACTTTCATCTGCCATACGCTAATCAAAAATATTATGCTTTTCCTTTATAATCTATACCTTCCCTTTCCAGATACTCTTCGGCTTCCTCTTGACTGTCAAACTTCATGGGGTGCCCGAACAAATCTTTCATGTATCTGTATCTCTGCCACCAATGCTTTTTATACTTGATGAAGTACTTTACCTCATCCGTAAAGTATGGAAGTCTCTCCCCATTAAAGAATCTGGGAAGACGAACTGAAATAATTTTTATCTTCATACTACTATCTTTTTTAAAATAAATATACTCAGCTATCTGCTCCATCAACACGATAAGAAATATTGTGAATATAGTGAGAAGCATAAGCTGCAAATATGAACATTGTTCAAGTGCCATAACTATTCCTCCACTTTCATACCAAAAGGCGTCCCGTCGTAAAAAGTGTTGTCTTGATAGCTATTTTTTGAAGCCAGCAGGATGGAGCTACCATCGGAATCTGCCAAGCCTGCATAGTCGTCATCGACATAAACGATATTAAAATAACCTTCTTTACATTTTATCCACCCAAACGGTTGATGTTTTGACATCTCCTGCCAGCACTCTTCTGCGTTCTTAAAAGAACGGTACTTTGCTTCTGGCTTGATACGGTAGCATTCGGGACACGTTATGAGCGTAGAAGCATTTACTCCTTCCCCGCCAAAATCTATATCCATCCAATCGTCTCCAGACTCGACTTGAATAGTCTTGCCTTCAGCTATTGCCTGAAACAAAGAATTCAACTTCTGGATTGTTTCTTTGTTTATTTTCATCATATTCTCTTCTTTTTATCCTCTCCCTGTTACCAAGGATAGGATGATTAGTTACTCAATGCCATATATACCTGGCAGCTTTTTGATAATATCACCGCCATAAGCATTCTTAGTTAACTTAACAAACTCACGAACGGATGTTTTGCCATCAAGAGATAGCCCCCTGTTTGACACAAACAATTCTCTACCCATCCTACAAGAGCCAGTCAATATATGATGATATTTAAACAAATCTCTGTTGTCGTACTTAACATCATACTCTGGAAACTTCTTCTTGAAAGCATCTAAACGTTCCTCTTCCGAGCTATCATCAAACAGCTTTTCTTGAAGGGAATTGAAAGCATCGTGGAGAGTTTCGCCGTGAGCAAACTTATTATTCTCCTTGACGACATAACAAGGTTTCATTTGCAAGTCTGATTGAACGATGAAACCTTGTGCAACATTGCCTCTAACAGAGGTTATGATCGTCGGCATATCATCTATACGATGTACCTCATATCCATTTATTACCTTGACCCCAAAACCTACACAAGAGATATTGTCACTGTGAGGGATATAGCCATAGTCAGCAACAAAAGCATTGTCTTCGCCAACACCACAGCCACGACCATCTCCATTAGGAACATTAGTTCCATAACCGCAGGCATAGTTTCTTTGTACACCAGCACCTAAAACACAGCCCATACCATCGCAAGAGCCAAAACCTGTACCATCTGCTCTCCCATGGCCATAGCTTGAAACGGCATCGAGCGCTAAGAACTCCTTAATCTTATCTTTTAATATTTCCATTCATCCACCTCCTCGATAGATTTGATTGCTTTATCCGTACAAGGAATGATCTCAACGGCATCTAAGATAGTGATACTGCTTACAGTAACAGTAAACTTGCAGTCTTGAGGTCTTTTTGTTCCGTCCATAGCTAACTGAGACAAAGAGGCAGCACCGTTCCAATACCATAGGCGGCGAGCATTCTTCAGAGTTACCACGCTACCATTCTGTTCTGCGAGTTCACCAAACTCTACTCCACTTCTATCACCACGAATGATGACTTTCTTTCCAATATTATTTTCCATTGTTATTGCTTATTTTATATCCCATAAGGGATGATTGATACTTATCTATCTTCTGTAAATCTTACGACTTCAGACAGAGGAACATAGCCCTGCATCTTGCGGCTTAATCTTTTTGCTGACCAGCGATTGAATCGCTGGGAACGGGAGTTTATACTTCGTAAATATCAAACTCCTGTGCTGTTTCTAGCCTTTCAAACAACTGCTCTGCTTCTGACTTCTTCGAGAAGGAATCGGAGAAGAGATTTCTCATTGCCGCATAAAAGAAGTTATGACGGTTGCGATACAGCGTTGTGTAGTCATCAGCCAATCGAAATGGAAGGTGAGGTGGAGTTACGGGAAACAGCGACTTACCAAATACCGGCAGTACGCAGACTACCAACATCTGAGCATTATAACGTTCTTTCTGCTTATCTACCATAGTGAAAGAACACCGGAAATTTCTTCTTGGTTCTTCTGCCTGAGTTGTCGTATCACTGGTGAGGTCAACCGGAATGAAATGAGATTTATCTGCTACCAGAATGCTTTTCTCAACAAGAGGACGCTGGTGGGAATATTCTTTTATATCTTCCTTTTTAATGAAAAAGCACTTATCAGGTAAACCTGCCAGACGGTCTAAACCGTCTTCGCCAAGCTTTTCTTTCAATATGTTTATTTTATCATCCATACGCTATTATTTTTACTATAATCAACTATTTTATCCTTGAAACCGACAAGACGTTTAGCGTCCTCCTCGGTCATTAATTCCAAATCATCGTTATTATCATTATCCTTAATAACCAAATCATCGGTAAAGACAAAATAATACTTACCCTCATGGGTGACAAGCTGGATAGGACGGATGCGGGAAACGATGGCCCGCAATCCTAACTTATACAGAATATTATCATGACTGGTAACTGGATGATATGAAGACATCACTTCCTTTATGGCCCTACCCTCTTCATTATTCAGGTTAGGAGCTACCCAGAACTGATTATCATCACTATAAGTCCTGCTCCAGACTTCCTTATCCAATGTTTCGTACTCCTCAGGAGTAACAACAAACTCGTAGATTTCCACCTTTCGGAAAAAGGTGGAGTTTACGTAAGAGGCCATGACTTTGGTTATCTGGAAGGGTATCGCCTTGCGGATGCGATCGCAATACTCTACACTTTGCTTTCGCTCCTTATCTATCACGCCCTTCACCCACTCGAAAGACTGAGAACCTTCTTTTAATTTAAATATGAGCATAGTGCTATTACTTTAAATGATTTTTCTTGAGACCAGCGATTGAATCGCTGGGAACGGTGACTAATCTTCTATGAAATCCCGATTATAATCATTTACATCAATGATGATAGGAATATTCAGGATAACACACGAGGCGAATGGCAGAGCTGCCATATCGGAAAAAACACTATCATAGGATGGGATCTCGATAGTTCTATCTTTCTCCTTGATAAGAATACTCTTGGCGGTGCGCCCGTAATTAAAGCCTTGGGTTGGAATACGGAAAACATTGTATCGGTTCTCACTTTTTTTCGCTTCTACCTTCATCAGGCAAATATCCAACTTTCTTTCCTCACCATCCTCAATGATGGTAAGAACACCATCTCTAATAGGAGCACCATACTCCTGATTATCGTCAAACTCAAGCGTGATACCATCACCATATTGAGAAAACTCGCAGTTGTCATACACCTTATCTAATAGGCGGGATAACTTGACGGTACCGTCTTCCTCGGTAGGAATGCCCGATAGAACTTTACGGAATGATTTGCAGAAGGTACTAATGCAGGTCTGAGCTGCCATCTTATCTATCTCTGCAATAATTTCCTTGTTGACTATCTCGGCATAGCTAGGCAAAGGAAAACTTGCCATCGGAATGTTCTTCTGCAGGTACTCATGCACCTGTTTACGAAAAGGTGATGAATAACCGGTGAAGTACTCCGTTATCTCTTTCTTGATACCTGCTCTTGCAGCTTCAACTACATCTTTTTTCAGTTCCTCGGAACTACCGATGAACTCTGAAACTATCTTGCTTAAATTATCTTCCATTATTTTTCATTTTTATCTGTTTGATTTCCTTGGACCAGCGATGGAATCGCTGGGAACGGGGGCGCTCTTTTGATTGTTGACTTGACAGGGGCAAGCGGCTGAATGAATGCAACAGGTATAGCCTCTGTCGGTTTCAAAGATGATGTACTCGTGACCTTTTGAGGTGACGGTGATGCTACTACCTTTTATGCGTTTTTCATCTCTGCTCATATCGGTATAGATTGCATGAAAGAGCAGATAGGCTGCACCAAACACTACAGCGATGGTTATTACATCTGACACCGTGGTCTTAACACCAAAGAAGAGTTTCTTTAACTTTTCCTTATCCATACGCTTTAGCAATTATAGAGTTTAATACCATAGCGGTCCTTCATCAGGGTTACTGCCCAGTCGGGATAACCGCCTTTATGCTGTTCCTGATAGATTTCTATCTCACGGACATAGCGCTGCAAAAGAAGAACAAATCTAGGGTCGGGAGTCTCACCACCCCGGATATGATATTTCTCCTGGGCAAACTGCGATTCCACCATCAGTTTGTAGCTGTAGGTGAACTGCTCGTTGCCTCCCTCATTAAGAATGATGGCCAAGACGCGTGCCAGGTCATCTTTCTTCACTACCGTCATGCCTACCGCATCGGCTGTGCGAAGGGTGGTGAGATAGAAATTATAATCGAAATCTGTTTTATCCATACTATTTTGCTTTTACCTGTTTACCATATTTCTTTTCCAATCTATCAAGACTCTCATCTACGGTTTTTTTTACCAGTTCTTCAGAGAAGTCTTCGATATTCACGTCCTGATTGAATACATATCGCTTGAGTACTCCGTGATAAAAATCCTTGATCTCGTCACGTTTGAAATTCTCATACGCAATAAAGTCAATCTCCTCAATGGCAAGCAAATCGCCATTTTTGAAATTACATCTGGTAACATTGATGCCTCCTGGGTGTATAGTTAAAGAATTATTACCAGAAATCATCATCTTACTCACGTTTACAGGAACCATGGCAAGCTCTTGCGCTATCTGTAATTCAGTAAGACGTTTATATCCACATATCGACGGAATGTAGGCATTCAAAAAGTTAGGATGGAAACGCATTTTTGCACGATGAAATGCCCAATAACCGTTTCTTGCCTTAACCAGCATATCCGACTCTACCCTTTCATCATTATAATGATATACCACAGCATAGACGCTGCCGGCATCACTACGAGTAACGAACTCCACATCAGCTTCAGTGCTGTCTACTTCTCTAGGCTCAGACATGCGCTTGATGGCATTATTGAATTTCAGATATGCTGTATTATCCGTATATTCTTCGCCATAGAAAGTAGGTGCCAATGCGATAGGGTCCTTATAATCTCCTTTTGGAAGAGGTAGTTGCATATCAATTATTCTATGTTCCATACGCTATGCCTCCTATCGGTTATAGTCTACCACGATGTTATACTTGGCGAGGACGGGTACCAGGCCGGTCATTACTCCCTTTCCAAGGAGTGGGACGGCATCAAGAACGCTGTAGGGGATGACCTTCTTCTTCGGAAGCTGCTCACGGTTGGCTTCCTCTTCGAGAAGCTTCTTGTAAGTTTCCAACTCCTTGTCGGCATCATCGCGCTCATCGAGGGTTTTCTTGTATTTGGCATTCAGCTCGTCATACTGCTTCTGGGCTTCCTTGGCTTGCTGGCGAAGCTTGGCAATGTAATCGCTGGCTTTATTCATAGTGGCATCGGCTTCGGCGGCTTGCTGCACCAGGGTATCGACTTCCTTCTGATGCTGGGATTTCTGGTCTGCTAGCTGCTGCTGAAGAGAGGCAATCTCTTTGCGCAAGGCATCGGTATCGGTGGCGGTATGGACGAAATCGAACAGGCGCTCAATGTTCTGCTTTAATTGGGCGCAGGTTTCGGAGGTGGTGGCGATGAGGGTTGCGGCTTCGTCGGCGGTGAGGGTATAGCCGGGGGTTTGGCCAGCGATGGAATCGCTGGGAACGGAGGCTTTACAGGCGACTGTCTCGGCGGCAGACTTCTGAGCGGCTTCTTTAGCTGCTTCCTCGGCTTCCTTTTCTTTTGCTGCCTTCTCCTCGGCTTGCTGCTGTTCCTGCACCATGGCGATAGCGGAAGGCATATCTCCCAGCTTATCATAGTAATTATCTTCCTGCGCATCGAGCGCAAGGCGACCCTCATAGGACTCCCACAGGCCATTGTCTATGAGGTAGTAGATGGCAGAAAGAACGATGCGCTCGCCATGCTCCTCGGTGTATTCATTGAGAGGGGCTACCCAGGCTTTTTCTACTACGTCTTTCAACCATTCCTTGTAAATGATGCCGTTCAGCTTTGCTTTATCCTGCTCATCAGTGTAGCAGGAGGCGATGCGAGGGATGATGTAAAGGGGTTCAGTCTTCTGCAGGAAGTTCTCAAAGTTGATTCCGAGTGCCTGACGGACCACATTGCTCACACTCTTGAATTTGTACTTCTTCAATAGAGCGCGAAGGATATTCTGTTGTTTCGTGTTCATGTTTTTATTGCTGTTTATTGTTTGTTATGAGCTTATACTTCAGCCCCCTGTGCTGGGTCTGACGGCCAGCCATATTCACTATATCCTGCCTTACGCTCCTCGGCTAGGATTTCACGACTCTTTTCGTAATATATAGGCTGCTCGCCTGCAGTTACTCGATCATTGTTATATCGGGCAAAAGCGACACCCACCTTATCCATGTACTCCTCGTTGGCACGGCGTTTTGCTATCTTCTCATCGTGCTTGGCTTTATCATACTTAGCACAGGCATCTGTACGCTCGGCGGTCAGCAGGAGTTTATATGCCTTTCGGTCGATGAGTTGCTGGTGTATGAACGCTTCCAGAACTTGCTCTTGTAATTCTTTGAAGGCATGTTCATTTTCCTCAATCTTCTTCTTTGCCTGCATATATTCAGCAGCAGCGTTAGAGCGAGCTTCTCTCGCTGCGTCCTGCTTGTCATCTCTCTCCTTGCGCAAAGGGGCAAGGACTTCTTTCTGAAATTCTTCTAATGTTCTCATTTCTCTATAAATCTTTAATTGTATTAAAACTTAAATCCCCTAATCGAAAAGCGAAGGGTTTTGCATCTTCTCTTTTTCTTTTCTTGCTGCTTTTTCTGCTTCCTCACCCTTCTTCTTTACATCGGCAGCCTGGGTGAGAATTTTCTTCAGCTCCTTACGGGAAACCAAAGGGTTTGCCTGAACTATCCCGATGAATAAAGTTCTGCCCAGCTTCTTGTAGAGCGGGATGAACTCCTTATCTACCAAATCGGCTGGCTCACCTTCAGAAATGCCTGCCTGGGTCAGATCTTTACCCTCCTTATTCACGATGAGGAGGGTTCTCGTCTTACCACCTTCACCGGTAACCTGCACACCTCCGGAATACTTGGCTACGCTCAGATGGCTATTCATCCAAGACTCCTTGGTAAGCAGGATGGCTTTAAATTCTTTTTCCATATCTTTACCTTGTTATATATGTTACTAACTAACCTGCTCCATCTCCTTATCCGGGCAGTCGGCGGTGTTCTGATACTGTACATACCGTTTCCGTTTGCAGCAGTACAATCCGCCGACGCAATACCTGCCGTGTAGGCATACCCAGCAAGGCTTGGCATCAGGCTTCTGTAAACAATGGGTGAAATTAATCATCTTGTTTTAATTTTAAAAGTATATCTCACCTATCTTTTCGGTTGCAAAGATACAAAAATATTTCAAACAATGATAGGTTAGCTATTATTTAATTTATAATTTGGTCTAAATTTAAGAATTATTATATATTAGATACTAAAAAAGGTATAGTTTTTACGACTATACCTTTTTATTATAGAGCCAAACGGAAAATAGCACGTCTAAGCTCTATCATATCCAAACGTGAGAGCCACATATCTTTATCGCCTACGAAAACGTGATAGAGGTTATCGCTCTCTTTTACGATATTCATCTGTTTCATTTTTCTTCTTTCAGATCATTCTTGATTTCGTCCCACATTGCCATTTCCACCTTCTTGCCATCGAAATGACCTACGGCTACAAGCTGGCCTCCTTCCTCGGTGGCATCCGCTGAAGAGATAGCGTTGCTGCGGATGATCATGATGTCGAACTCATGAATGGCATCCAGGATGCTCTTCATATCGATGTGCTGCATATCTTCGCGCGCATTCTGACGGATGCGCTGTATATCAGCATCAGTAAGCTTAGTCTTGGTTTGCTCCTGTGCTTTGCGCACGGCTGCGGTCTCCAGGTCTATGCGCTGCTGTTCGTAGGCATTACCTATCAGCTCGGCATTCTTAAACTGCGCTAAGAGAGTAAGAAACTTCTTAAATTTTTCAGGTCCCAACGACATGATGGAGACTGCGAGGCTCTGCTCCAGCAAAAGAGTCTTGCCTTTCACCTGCCAATGAAACAGACCGGAACGCTCCCAATCCTTTAACAAAGCAGTGAAGGCGCTTAGATCTTTTAACGCATTTACTGCCTTTTTTCGCTTGAGCCTTTTTAAGATGAAGGCTACGAGAACTGCCCCTATCAGGATAAGAGCGATTCTTACTAAAAAGGGAATTTCTACCATAATCTATATCTTGTTTAAAAATGAATATTCTGATTAAAAAGCGCCCTATGCTCACGCACCGGGGAGGTATAGGGAAAATGAGTAAAAGACCCTACATTGCTTTGAATTACACATAGTATCACGGTTTTACCTTTCGCTAAAGGGACTGACGTAATAACCATTTCCAAAAATTTCACCTAAAAAGATGAACAGCTTAGAGTTTTAAAAATCTATTCTAAATATTAAAACATGAAGAATTATCATTAATGGGTGATGAACCTGGTGCCATCTACTTCGAGTACAAGAATATCGTTAACCACACGGATTTCTCCGCTGTTGACGAACTGCACTTTTCTCTGATGACGCAGAACATCTACCTTCAGACAGACGCATTCACCTTCATCTACGTGTCCGGTCTTGGTAAGGAACTTGATGTAGAACGGCTTGCGTTCTACCTTCCTCGCTGTCTGCGGATGAATATAGCCAGTTACCTGCTGACCGCTGCGTGGGTCTATCCACTGCCACTTCTCGCAAAACTGGCGAAGGATTTGATAAGATTGGGTATATCTTGCCATAACTCTTATTTATTTATTGATGAATGCTTATACAAGATCACCGAAGTCGTGATAGTCACGATGACTTTCCTGCTCCTTGTCTTCCGGATAAGGAGGCATCTGGGCATGCAGGAAACGGTCCAGGATAATGCTCTTTACCTTTTGTTTCTCCTTGGCCACCCTTTGCCGATGTCGCAATATATCGGGTAAACAGATATTCCTTAAAGGGTTAGACCAGTCGGACGAATTATCCCAGGCTGCATAGTCAGGATAGAGTACCATCGAATAATGCGACAGCTTGCCCGTTGGCGTATCGAGCATCGGGCCAGCTACTGTAAAAGCCTTTTCCTCGTTGTAAAGAACCATGTGCGAGGTCTGTACGGTTACGTCCTTATGATTCACATAAAGGATTCTGTCCTTATACTCCTGCAGATGGGTATCCAGCCAATCCTCTACGCTCTTGTCGGTAGAGAGCACCAGGTGAGTGATCCATTCACGCTCAAAACAAGTCTGCAGGTAGTTGATGATATAACCGGTGGCAGAAGTCCTGCTTACGGTCATCGCCAGCACCATCACGCAGAAATGGTTCTTTGTTTCACGGCTCGGAGTCGTATCGGCCATAAATCCGACAGCGTGGAAGAATTTATCCACCAGCACATCACCGTGAGTATAGAAACTCAACGCCCGCCGTGGTGCCTGCATCACGGCCTTGGGCAGTTTTTTATCCACGCAGCAGGGAGGAATAAAGAGCAATGTATCATCCATAATCTTATCTTATTCGTTCGATGTAAGTTTAATCATTGATAATCATCGGCATGAGCAGGGTTAATGCTCTAGGCGATGAGTCGTTGGCGGTAATCACTCCCGCCTTGGAAGGGTCGCCAAGATGCAGACATACGGTATCATCTGGGATAGGTGCCAGGGCATCGAGCATGCTGCTTGCCTTGAATCCAATGCGATGACCCTCTACGCAATTACTGTCGATGATAAGCACCTGGTCGTTGGCTGCCATGCTGAAGTCGAGATCCTGCGCAGTAATATCGAGGAACATGCCATCCTTTTTCAGAACGATAAGATTGCTGCTTTCGCTAGAAAAGAGTGCCACACGCTTCACTACGCTTGCCAGTTCACGTTTATCTACTGTAACCTTATAAGGGTTGTTGCGAGGAATCACGGAGTTGTAATTAGGGTATTGACCTGCCATCTTTTTGCAGACAAAAGTAATATCATCTCCTGATGTAAAGCGCACCATACTCTCGTTTGCCTCAATATCAATATCCTCACAGTCATCAAAAACGAAAAGGGTCTTGAAGAATGATTTCTCTACGAGAATCTTACCAGGTGTTCCACTACGGAAGAAGTTGCTGCCTCCCGTTTCCGGATTGTTTGTATGGATCAGTTTAATGAGGACGTGACCGTTGGATGCTACAAAGATAACCTCACTTCGGTCCTCGGCCACATCAATACACAGGCAGTTCATAATAGGGCGAAGCTCTGAATTGCCTACAAACTTGCCAGCATGAGCGAGCACATTGCTGAAGGTTGACATCGGAAGAGAGATGTGAAGACTGGCATCGTCAGGCTGAGTTGCACGTGGAAAACCCTCGGCACTGAAATAAACCAGACTGACGTTTCCCTTCTTTACATTTTCGCCGTTCTGAGTACAGTACTCGATATTCATGCAGCGCTCCTTATCCTGAGACAGATCCATGGTAACTACGCAGTCAGCAGGAAGTGTAGAGAGGAGTGATAACAAGGATGTAATAGACAGAACGACATCTTCCTTGAAGCTGCCTTCTACGATACTGAGAGGTGCAGGGATAGTAAGTTCTGAATCAGTGGTGGCTGATACGAAGAAGAACTGACCATCTTCCTTGCGCTGCGTAAGGAGCACATTGCTCAAGATGGCGATAGTTGTCTTGCTGTCGATACACTTCGCAGCTTTCTGCAGAGCCTGACGAAGCAAGAGGGATGATTGCGCTTGTATTTTCATTTTGCTTTATTTTTATAAAAATTCTATATTCTTGTTTACGGACCAGCTATAAAATCGCTGGGGACGGAGGCTAGAACGGCAGGGTGCTCTTGTCTATCTCGTCTACGGTAGCTGCTGCATTGCTGCTATCGCTACCGTTTGGCATAGCTTGCCTTCTGCCCTGCTTGCGGGAGGTGAAAGCCTTCCAGCGTTCCTCCTCTTCTGGGGTGAGGGAGACGATGTTGCCATCATCATCACGATAAGGTAATGGGTCGGGACCTTCAACGTATTCTCTCGCTATCCGCTTTAACTCGTCATAGCTTTCAGGAATATGATCCTTACCGCTACGGAAGAAGAAATAGACGTGCTTGCTCGTCTTTACCCTGCGGATGAGTTTCGGCTCGACGCTATCATCATTCTCCCACTCTCTGCCTACGAAGTATTCCTCCGTTACCCAGGCACGGAGTTTGAAGCAGCCATGGCGCTTGTTGTCCTCACCTACCAAGAGATTATCAGGATTGCAGGTAATACCCATGTGTTCGCAATACTTCCTGATTTTCTTCTTGAAGGTAGCTCGGCTATATTCCTTGCTCTTGCCCTCGCTGGCATCAGACCAATCTCGCATAAACTCACTAAACATGTCGTCTGCGCAGATAGGTACTCCATAGACATCGTTGCGACTGAAGAACCACTCAAAGTAGTTCACCGAATTTTCGGTCATTTCCCTTACCATCAATCTTCGCTGAACGTTCTTCTGAGGGGCGATAGCAAAGGTATGATAGCGCATGATGAACTGGACGGCAAGAGCGCAGATGTAAATGATTTGATTGCGGTCTCGCTCAGCTATTTTCTCGGGAGAATCTGCAAGACTTTTCATTAAGTCTTTAGGTGAACGTTCCAACTCATGCAGCATCGGATTGGCTCCTGCAAATCTATCAGAAAACGATACCAGCGGAAAACGTCTGGCGGTAGAACCTGCCGCATTATTCAGCTGTGAGTTACTTGATATGACATTGATAGGAGAGTTATCCAGATTCAGTGATATTGGATCTCCGAACTTCCGTTCAACCTGCGAACCTGATGTGACTATATTATAGAAGTATTCCACCGAGAAATTAGATGGTTTATCCTCCCAATGCACTACCCTATATTTTCCAGGATACTTCAGAATATCAGTAAGCGCAAACTGCGCTTTGTCTTCTGTCTTGTATTTCTTCAGGTCTATATGCAGTACATTTACGGCCGAGTTGACGAGGATATTAATCATCATGGATTTTCCCGTACCACCACTTGCCTGTTTCTCATCCTTCACTTCATCTTCCAGAAGATATGGGCATATAGTTGTCATATCTGCCCAAGAACGATAGCACACTCTTCCGATGCAGGAAATCATGTTGGCAAAATGAGAATCAATGATAGCCTGTTCTTCTTTGGTAAGAGGTTCCTTGTTACGAATCGCATCACGTTCTCTTCGCCACAATACGTTGGAACAGCCTCTGATAACACGGAGCGGTGCCCAAAGTTCTTTCTCCTGCTTACCTTGCCAATCTACGTGCCACTGATAGGTATGAGACCATTCATCCAAGTCTTTCTTCTTCTGGTCGATTTCGGCTCTCGTAAAGACTGGTGAGCCATCCTCATTAACCTGCGCTTCCTCTTGGGCAATGGCAGCCACTTTTTCCTTATATTCCTGGCTCTCGCTGATAACAAAAGGAGGATTGAAAACCCTCATCGTGAAATCATACGGTTTCTTTGCCAGGGCTGGGATGAAGAAATTCAGCTTCTCGTAACTGACTGGCGTGATAGCTTCGGGGGTAATTTTTAACGCTACATTGCGGAAGAAGAAATACTCCGTATGCGCATCGAAACTCTCGGTGAAGTCTATCACCATGCTCTGCAAACCTCCAGCCGATTTTTCGCTGAAATTCTTATCTATCAGGTTCGCGCAGTCTGACATCATCTTGCGCTCTTGATCATTATGCCGCCAACTCTGTTCAGTAAACTGCAGGAGTTGATTTTTTGTTGCCTGAATGATACTCTTCTGGTCGATGTATTCCACGAAACATCTATCCAGGTGGATATACTGACCTACAAGGTCGGTACTCTCAGGGTCTATCATTCTGTAATATCCGTGGCACGTCATAAAGAGCCACACCTTGGTAGGCGATACCTTGCAGGTAGGCGGTTTAGGTTTGCCGCTTCTCGGATCACGAGGATATTCTATCTCGAATGGGTCCGTGTTGTTGGCTCCTCGCAGTCTCGAATATAGCGGCAACCTTATATCGTGGTCGAACTTGAAGTTGTCGGCATCATCCATGTGGTAACACATCAGATAATCTCTCACGCTTCTTGGAGAGCAACCGTACAACCAGTTCCACCTTTGATTATATCTGCTTCTGAAGCCGTCGGGCAGCGTGGCATAACAAATATCGCAATACTTGGTTGCGATGGCTCCACAATCCCTTTGGCTGACGATGTCATTAGGGTAAATCATAATGACCCTTTCGGCAAATCGCTTCATTTTCTGATACTGCACGGCGTTGAAATCCAGTTTCTCTTGTCTCCACTGCCCACGCTCGATATACCAGAAGTTTCTTCTGCCTAGCGAGAAGGCTACGTGGTACCAGCAGTATTTCTGAAAATGCTTATCCTGCGCCTTATCCTGACGCAGGGAACGCATAGCATAATAGATGCTCAATGCGTCTTCCGGTGTTCGGCAGAAAACGATGTTCTGAGCCTTGATGTCGCCCACTTCTATGGGTTCCTCTTCACTATGATAAGTACCTTTCGGCGCTCCTTCCTTCGTTTCATTCTCCACCCATATCTCCTTAGTCTCTGTATAAGGCTCATCGGGTTGCAGCTTTTCTATTGCCGAGTGAACGGCAGTAGAGTTGTTACTCCGATGGTCCATCGCATAGGTGAAAACCTTATCACCCATCAGCCACTTACTCACCTTCCTCACGCTGTGATCCTCGCAGGTGGAGAAGACAATGGGGTCTTGCTGCATTGCCGGACGGAAGAAGCAGCCGCAGCTTCCCTGCGGGGCTATCACGTCTGTGGCGAAGCAGACGAACAGCGGATTCCAGGGCGTTCCATAAATCACTTCGCTTACCAGTTGCCCGTTTCTCACAACATTAGGTAGCGTTACCTGGTCCACGGCATAGATGCGGAAATCTTCGTTCAGCATTCTTGTGTTGAAGTCCTTTCCGAAACCGTATTGCGGAATGCCTTTTACAGATGTGACTTCGCACCCCAGGGCTGCAAGCTCCTGGGGGTTGAAATCAGTTTTTGGCATAAATGAGAAAGTTTCTATCGTCTGTGCGGCAATAGTTCGATAGTCCATCTTAGCAAAGAGCATAGGCCATTTGGCTCTCGTCTTCTCGTTGTCGCCATATACCCTCACGATGAGGTCATGGCACAGACGCAGCAGACTGACTCCGTGCATCGGAAGTTTGCGCATGGCAGCATAGAGTTCCAAGGCTCCGTAGCCATACTTGCCGGTCTTGGTACACATCCAGCGCAGGGCACCATGCTCTGCCTTGGAATTGTCTTCCACCCCTACACCGTTATACATGCCGCCCCGCTCATTATTATATATAATGAGGTGAGGAGTCTGCTTTGCTTTGCCCTGCTCGCCATCGTCTGCCTCTTCCTTCTGGCAGAACGGACAGAAACAGGCTGTCTGTCCCTCAATGCGCTGCTCATCGGCAGGTTTTACGAGGAAAGCCATGTCGAGATTGGCTAGCTGGTTAAGTATAGGATGGAATAACATATCTTATATAAAGAGTATTTATAGAGTTAAAAGAGAAAGGGAAGGCACCACTCTTTACCATTGACCAGCGATGGAATCGCTGGGAACGGGGGCGCGAAGGGTAGGCCAAACTTCAAGTATTTACACCTTGCCGGCTTATATTCGGAGCGAGCGGTCGGAGCTTTTGTAAATCTGTGGTACCCGTCCGCTGAATATTCCTTAACGCCAAGACGCAGAGGTGAAGCGGTCCCCGCGTCTTTCCAGCACCCGCAAAGATGCAGTGTACAACGTAGTCGTGGAGCATTGCTGCTTCCACTACCCTTGCATAAGAGTGTTCCGAGGTTGCCTCCCCTATTCTCTTTATATCAACGTTTCAAAGAAAAGAAGACCTTTCGGGCGACACGCCAAGTTTTTGAAGATGCCGCAACTACAGTCCGATGGGGGTTTCTCAGGCTTTTTAATCAGACTATCCCTTTCTTCTTGATGTTGCGGGTATGAGATATGCGATGAATGTTTCCAAGTCCATCTATCGCCCGTCCGGTCTTCCTGCCATTTAACCGATGGCTCGGTTGTCTAATAAAATAAAGTCGGAATCGAAGTGTGTATCGTACCGAAGTTTGCATGATGTCATGCAAAATATCTTTGTTTATTTCTTCATATTTTTTCGTTTTTATAAATTCAAGAACGTTTCCAGGCGATAATGCCTTATCTTGCAGTTGCAGATGGTTTCCATACGGTGTACAATCATCTGCGAGAGACTTTCCATCGTGAGGAAATCGGTATCAAGACCGATAATCTGCACCTCCTGCCTCCAATAGATTTTGCCGTTCTTGCGGCGGCAACTGTGCGAAGGCGTGATAATCATATCTTCCACGCTGCCCGTCATCATCCTGCAGAGATACTCACAGGTATCTTTCAGCAGAGCAAAAGGCGCGTAGAAGAGAAGGGTAGGAATATCATCCCTCAGTCCGCTCATCGTCTCGGTATAGGCGAAGCGATGCAGCATTCTGTATCGGGATAGGTTCCTATGCTTCTGCTGTATGCCCGTCCGGTTGGGGATATAGGGCAAATCAAATAGCCTTGGCATAGCCTTCTCTTATTTTCTTCATCATCTGCCAGGTGGAGTAGATACTTCGCTTGCAATCGAAGATTGGATCATGTGCAGCACCTTCATCGGCGATGTCCTTATAGTCTGTAGTCAGGGCGTAAGCCTTGTCTAGGTCGAAACGTTCCTCGTTTGGCTCGGCTGCATCCCAGATGATTCTCGCAAGTTCAAGATAGAACGTGCGATGGTCTCTCAACTGGGTAAACTTAATCTGGAACTTGATGCCCAGCTTGTAACAGATATATCTCAGGATAGCCGGATCGAAGTCGGTACCCTGTGCCCAAAGGCAGAGGTCTTCATCACCGAGTTTCTTCTTGATATATTCTATCCATCCGAAGAGGTCGTTCACTACCACATCAATAGGCTGGCAAGGCGACTCGTCGCTATCGCTATCGAGCAAGGCGGCTTTTGCCTCGTCACTCTGTTTTGCCCACCAGTCTGCCGTACTCTGGTCGAAGGTGAACCCATTCAGGAACATGCTTCGCAGGTCAACGTGGGCAGAAAATGTGGAATTTCTCAAAACGCCGTCTCCTTCATCGAAGAAAGGCGACTCTTTACCGTAGCGCTTCCACGCCACCGCGCCGATACTCATTACGGCTGCGGTGGGAGAAAGCGAACAGGTTTCCAAATCAACAGTTACATCTATCATTTGTAATTATGAATTTTTAAATAGAAGACCAGCGATAGAATCGCTGGGAACAGAAGCGAGAGGGGTAAGGTTTTTTTACCTTTTTACTTTTTTACCCTTTTACCCTTAAAAGCAGTAGCGCTTTAATTCCTTCCTGCTCCCATGGCTTCCAATCATCGGCGGTGAAACGCTTGATGATTGTTGTACGGCTCATGCCCCGCGCTTCCATAAAGGCAAAGAACTTCATGCAGAGGCCGTTGTTAGCTTTCTTCAGACAGGTGTAAAACACACCTGGCTCATCGGTCAAGGCAGCCTCTACCAGATAGCCTTTCTTTCCAATCTCGTTACCCAGGGCATCGGTCTCTACATACTTAGATAATAGGTTAGCTACTTCCGGTATAGCTAAGAACTGCTTTTTGCAGTTTTTAATGCCTTGGATTTCCCAAGCATCGAAACCCTTCTGAAAGAAACGAAGGTAAAAAGTAGATATAGTGAAGCCTTTTGCTGATAAAAACTCAGCTAAGTTCTTCTTTTCATCAGCAGAAATATCATTTACCTCTAAAGAAGTATTATTCTGCGTAACTTTTTCTATAATTTCCTTTGTCATTTCAATTTTATTTCTTAATTTTGGTGCAAATTTAAAGAATAAAATCAAAACCACCAAATGTTACCTACATTTTCTGCTGAAAATTAGGGGAATTTAACATAGGTAAGATATATTAATTGATTTTCTGATGAAGAGAATAGAGTTTTTCACCTTTTAAATTTAATTGAGATATGGAGTACTTTTATAATTACAGCTTCCTTGACAAGTGGATGGAAGCAAACGGGGATATAACAAACAAGCAAATCATGAAGGCTTTGGGTACTACTAGCAATACCTGCCTGGATAGCTGGGTACGGATGAAGTCGCCGCTGCCAACCATCGCCCTGCTGCGCTTCTGCAATGCGTTCCACGTTCCGCTGTCGGCATTTATCGTAGATGCGGATTCTCAGATGGAAGAGGGCGATGAGGGCATGGAGCACGTGCGCCCTGGCATTAATGATCAGTTTGAGCCGGATGGCGGCTATATCGACAATGACGAAAAGCGCAAGCTGGGCACACGTGCCCTGCGCAATCCGCTCGATGTGGATAGAATCAAGTCGGTGGTGCCGGGGTTGACCAGCGATGAAATCGCTGGGAAAGGGGGCGCTCCGGAGCATAGACACGGGAGAAAGGAAGAGCACAGTGAGGCTGCTGCTTCTGCGCCTATGAATGAGAATGAGGCTATGCTGCCTGCTGCCGATAAGGGGGAGGCTATGCTGCCTGCTGCAGGTGCAGAACCGGACATCAGCATGACTACCCTTAACCGCATGCTCGACATCATAGCCGAGCAGCAGAAGCAGATAGGCGAACAGCAGAAGCTCATCAGCGAACTGACCCGCCGCCTTGATTCTCAGCAGTCAGGCTATGGCATGGTTGCGGAAGAGATTCACCGCGAGAAGTAAACAGAAAACAGCCAGCTATCCATCACGGACGGCTGGCTGAAAATTTAACCTTAAAAACTTAAAACCTAAGACCTAAATATATATAATATGATAAAAAATAGTAATTTAGCCTTCATTTACTGCTGCCATCTTTCGGCGAAGGAACTCCTTCTCCGTGATTACCTGGCAGTCATCGCTCGTGCTCTCATAAGGCACATCGGTATAATAGAAACCATGATGCAGAAAGAGCACAGGCGTAGTGTTGCCGAAGGTGAACGGAAGTTGCACTTCCTTTCCGTCCTTGTCCTTCGCCATCTTTGGTTTAAACTTCAGGATAGCGATAAGAGCTGCTTCGCTTACCAGCGGAAGAGCCATCATTTCCTTCTCCAGGTCACTGTTCTCTTCTGGAATAAAAAGCGATGTGCTCTGCATTCCGTCCTTGGTAGGCTCCTGAATGTTGGTCCAACCTTCCTTGCTGATGGTGTTCTTGAACTCTACCATAGCCACGCCACCGGCAAAGCCTTCTGGCGACTCGTAATAGGTATCACCTCCCTGTTTCTCTACCCAGGCTCTCGCCTTCTCGCTTGCTTCACTACACTCAGCAAAAAATGCTTTCAGCTTCTTGCCTGTTTCACTCTCCTCTGCTATCTTCAGATAGTAGTGAGGTCTTTTATATTTACCCATAAATCCTTGTATTTTAAGTAATTAGAAATCTATTGTATAATTTTCGAGAAAAATTGCGTATATTTTCGGCGAAATATTGTGTTTTTGAGAGGGGGAACCAGCGATGGAATCGCTGGGAACGAAGGCGGCTATTTCGCCCTGCAATAGATGACCGGCTCGCCACTCTCGTCATTCTGCATGTGGAAACCTTTATAGCCTAGCTCCTGCAGATAGAGTGAAAGCGGGTCGCCCAGCGGACAGACTATCGCCTTGAAGTACTCACGAAGTCGGGCATCATTGAATACCTCGCAACCGTCAGTCCAATGATTCTGCGGCTCATACTGATTACCGAAGGCTTCTATCTTTGCCGGGATGACGAAATCCTGCAGCGTTACTTCTGCTTGTTCGTCATTATCCACGATGTCGTAACCACGCTGCTTAGATTTTCCCTTTCCCATTGTCGGTATGTTTTTTAATTGTGGTGAGTAATAAGACTATTACGAGTATCAGGAACAGGGCAAAGGCATTTTGTCTGGCTTTCTGCATCCACGTAGCCTTTCTCGTTTCTGCGGTATTCTTTTCCTGCGTATCTGACAAGCTGTCGGTGGCTTCCCAGTGGGTACCAACATCATTGCGGTTGCTTACAGCAAGGCTGTCGATAGTTTTCTGCATCTGATTGATTTCCTGCTGCTGTCGCTGTAAACGCTCATCGTAGGATGATTGACTGTTATAGCTGCCCTTGCGGTGGGTGGTGCGGTTAGTGGTAGTCTGCTTGTTGCCGGAAGAATCGGTGGTCTCAGTGATATTCTCCTGTATGGTTTCCTCATATTCGCCCGATTCTGCGGAGGTGGCAGATACGTGCTTATCCTCGCTCACCTTCGTGGCTGCGCTATCGCTCACCGCTACCTGCTTATGCACGCTGTCGGTCTGCTCTGTCTTTACGCTGTCCTTCACTTCCTGATGGTTATCGCTAACCACCCGTCGAGAAGAGGCGCAGGCTGTAAACATCATCATCACTACTGCAATCAAGAGTAGCCGAATAATCTCTTTCCTTTTCATACGTTTTCATTTCTTTTAATGTTTCTGATGCAAAGGTACGAAAAAGGGGAGAAATGGGTGGGACATATTTAAAAATAAAAAAGGTAAAAAGGCGATTTTACCTTTTTACCTTTAGAACTATCCTCGATAAAAGACCGGAGCCAGCGAGCCTTTGCAATCGAAGAACTCCTTAGCCTTCTCCTCGATACCAAGTTTTCGGATCATATCGAAATCATCATCGCTACACTCCACACAGAACCTTCCGTTCTTCATGCCAATGAAGGAAATGCGGGAAAGCAGTGATTTCTCAGCATCGCCTATAACGAACTTGCAGAATGCCTTCCACTTGTCGGTACCTTGCCCCCTCTCGGTTACAATCTTACTTTCCGTAGGCTGATGCACATGAGCGAATATATCACCTTCTATCGGTTTACCGGTATTCTGAACACTGTTCTGTTTATATCGCTCATTCAGAGTAGCAGCAATATCGGTGTTCTTATCCTTAGATAGGTGATTCTCACCAACTACAGTGCGCCTTACATGAAACCTGATAAACTCAGGATCACCTTTTCGCTTGCCCGATTTATAGATGATGTCATCGTCTTTCAGCTCATCAAATACAATGTCCGTCTGCGATAACTTCTCCATTCTCTGCAAATCCCTACACACCACATCGAGAACTTGCTTTCTGAACTGCGAGAACTTGGGGTATTTGTTCATAACCGGTTCGCCCAGCTCATTCAATAGAATCTCCTTCTTATTGTTATCTAGTTCTACCAAACCGAGATAAGACTTCAGTTCCAGGAAAGGCACCGATATATCCATGCTACGGTTCAAACCTATCTGACGCAAGAGATAGATATATACGCGTGGAGTGTTCACGTTCTTGGCAAACTTTGCTATCATGGATATATGGTGAATATACCCCTGCCCCATATCGAATACACGCTTAGAAAGTTTCGGGTCAATCTCAAGCAGGATATATCCCAGTATGCGGTCCACCTTCTTTCCGTCCTTAGTTGTATATCCATTCTTTGATAACGGTATGCGCATTCGGCTGAATATATGCGTAAATTCCTCGCTACCATCGGGCAGTGTACTCTTCACCGCCATATCAAGAATACTTGTCTTCAGCTCCGCTCTCAACTTCTGATAGCTCATATTCTCATAAGTAATGAAATCGTGAATATCTATCTTGATAGGCGGGATATTCATAACAGCATGGTCCACGCCTTGCTCAAACAGAAAATCAGAACGAGCGTCGCCCAACTGTCTTTTCTCCAGAAAGTACTCATCCACAAATTTTTGGAGGTGGGTACTCGTTAGCATCAACACGTTCTGCTGGAACAAAGTGTATTGCTTATCCAGTTTCGTGAGCGAAAAAGGAGTATTTATCCAGGCTAAACCCTTGTTTTCATTATCTTCATTCATATCAAATCTGACTTTTCGTTTACCTAAATCTGACTTTTCATTTACCTAAATCTGACTTTTCGTTTACCTAAATCTGACTTTTCGTTTACCTAAATCTGACTTTTCATTTACCCAAATCTGACTTTTCATTTACCAGTAGCTTTGTAAGTATCTGAAAACTAAACTATTAAGATTTTACTAATATATATAATATCTATAATCTTATAATTTTCTATTTAAAGACTTCGTTTTTAGGTAAACGAAAAGTCAGATTCAGAAAGGTAAATAGGTTCAAAACCACTTTTCAGTTTACCTTCAAATCTGACTTTTCGTTTACCTACATTATCCGTTCTTATGCCTATCCAGATACTCGATGACTGCCTGAAGGGCGATGTCCTTGATAGGCGTACCCGTCTCCATCTTCATCTGCAATATCTGCATATAGTACTCCATCGGTACGTAGATGGTGATACCGTTCTGCGTCTTCTTGCCAGCCTTTCTCATAGGTGCAGGGTCGGGAGCAGAAATAGGAGCGGCTGATGCAGGAGGAACCGGAGACTGCGAAGATGCTTCAGCCTGGGGTGCAGGTTCCGGCTCTGCGGTACCCTGCCCGTTCTGCTGTTTCTCCAATGCCTCGGCAGCGCGCTTCTGGCGAGCTTCCTCATTTGCCTCATAAATCTTTTCTATACCTTTGATGGCTGGAGAGTCTTCCAAACCTTCAAACTTATGTATACTATTTTTTGTTTTTCTTGCCATAATCGTAAATCTCTAAACGTTAAACATGAATCATTATTCCGGCATGCTGGCCAAAATCTCCTTCGTAAAATTCTCATAGTCCTGCCCTACTCTGCTGTAAGGCGAATAAGAGAATATATCTTGATTGATAGCCTGTGCCTCTACCATCTTCGTATCTCGACGGGTATACGAGTCGAACATGTAATCATCGAACTTATTACCCAAATACTCCTTAAACTGCTTGGTGGCTCTCGTCTGATCATTACTCATCACCATAAACAAGCCTCGAATATCAATATCAGGGTTCAAGTCTTCACGCGTTTCCTGCACCGCATTCAGAATTTCGGCAATACCTTTCGTTGCCAGCATTTCGAGCTGGATAGGTATTACTACACCCGTTGCCACCGACAGGGCGTTATGCGTAAGCAGAGATAGCGCTGGTGGGCAGTCTATCAGAACATAATCGAAAGCCTCCAGGATAGATGAAACTCCTTCTGTAGCCAATTCGTCGCCTCGTACTTCCGTCAGCGGCTTGCCGAATAACTTATACAAAGCCTTGCGTGGTACCGGCATCTGATTAAGGAAAGGTTCGATATTGATAAGCCGATAAGATGCTGGAGCAAGATAGATGCCCTCTCTTACCTGGTAAACAGGCAAAGGAGACTGCTGTATCATTGCATCGTATACGGTAGGCTTCCCAATATTCTCTGCCTCACTCCATCCGAAGAGGAAGGAGAGACTTGACTGAGGGTCCAAATCAATAAGCAAGATACGAGGTTTGCGCTCCTTGCCATCTTCACCCCTACCAAAGTAACCTTTACCATAACGGCGAAGACCAGTTGCCAAACTCTGTACGGTTGTTGTCTTACCAACTCCTCCCTTGTGATTTACGAAGGCGAGGATTTCTTTTAATCTTGTTTCTGCCATAATCTTAAAAGTATTAATTCGTTTATATATATATTAATGTATTCATTTCTTTGTTCAAAGAAAGAAAGCTATGTTTCTTTCCATAAATCCACTAACGCATCCACGCATAAATGCACGTTTGTGCTTTTCTGGAAAAGTGCTTTTGTGTTTTAATGCTGCAAAGTTAAGATTTTAATTTTAAACCGCCAAATGTTTTTAATATTTTTAATGCTTTTATGTATGGATTGATGTATTGAAACAAAGATACTAATAAATCAATTAAGAAATAAACCAATAAATGAACAAAGAAAACAATGAAGAAAGAAATAAATCAATAAATACACAAATACATAAATACATAAACGCACAAACGTGCGTTTATGCGTTCTTTTATGCTTTTGTGTATTTATGTTTTTATGTATTTATGCTTTCGTTGCCTTGTCGTAATCAAAGATGTAGAGGTCGGTCATCGACTTGCCGTTGGCAGCAAGTTCGGCACGCATGATAGGGTAGGCGAGTTGTCAGGCAGGCAGACTGGCTCACGCTCACGTCATCACCTTCTGGCGAAGTAAACCGCAGTTTCACCGTAGCCTTGTCAGCCACCTGCCGGCTGCCTCCGTTCTCCGCTGTCTCGTCCACATACTCGGTGCATGAAGAGTTCATCATCATGCACGCTACCATCATCGCAAAGGTGGTGGCAAAAAAACTTCTTAGTTCTCATAAGCCAAAAATTTAAAAGTTGTTATAGATATATTTTAAAGCTCTATTTTTGTTTGCATCGGCGAAATCTCAGTCATATTTCTCCGATGCAATAAAGTAGGGAAACCTACTCCGTCAGGTTCGGGTACATATCATACTTGCTAGCGGCTTCCTGCTGCCACTCGTAAGACTTACTTTTATATGCTTCCTCCTGATACTCTTTATCCAGGAACTCGTTCCACTCCTTTTCAAATTCCTCCTTAACAAATTTCCTTATCGTTCCGAGATATTTCTTTTCTGCATCATAGATGATACGGTTTTCCTTTTTGCGGTCGTCAGCTTTCAAGGAAGTTGATTTTCTGAAGAATACTCCAATTTCAACCTTAGAACGAAACAGCTTGCGGTATTCTATCAGGAAAGGAACTAGGCGGTCTCTCAGCTTTTCTAATATCTCCTCTTCCTCATCCTCTAAACCACTAGCCAAAGAATGTAGAATCTCATTTAAATACATTACTACCACTTTCTTGTCTGTTTCTACCGTCAGTTCACAATACCAACATTTATCTTCAGAATATCCGTCATAATAAAAGCAGTGGTTTATGAATACCTTTAAGGAACCAGTCATATTCGATTTATCTATATGAACATCATAATTTTCTAGATCAGGAATAAGTGATGAAATATATCGAGTATATCCAAAGACATTACATAGATTTTCAAAGGGTATCGTTTCGCCACGATGGGCGATGACTGGGTTATCATCAAAGTCGTCCTTTGCACCTGCAGGAAGTCATCAGTGCCGATATAATACGGATTATCTAATCTATCTGGAATATCTTTGTCTTTCTTCCATGCTATACCAACACGCTCACTCAATATGCCATACTCATCAACGAAAATGGCATGATCATTATAAGGAATGGCTACTATTTCTTCATTATCTTTCATCATTCTAAGTTTTTAAAATTATTCTATAATTAATAACGCAAAGGGTGCAAGGATATTGCGCCCCTTGCGATATTTTCCTACTTGAATGCTCCAGCCAGAAGTGGCAGGAAGAACACTGCTACGCCGATGGTAGAGAAGAGCAGCACGGCTACACCTACGAAGGCAAGGGCTGCAACGGAATATGTAATTACTTTTTTCATAATGCTATAATCTTTTAGAAGTATTAAAATTGATGTTTATAATTTTGTCGCAGCATCAGTGAAGTTTCACCGATGTTATAACGAAGGCTGTTTCTGCGCCTTTAAGGTCGCAGCCTCGATAGCGCGTACAATATCCGTGATATATCTGCTGCCTCCATGCTTTCTTATCCAGTCGTGAACGTCATCAGGCACCACATACTTATGCACGTTGCCCTCTGCTGCAGGGCGACCTTTCTTATTTGATGTTTTATTAATCTCCATATCTTTTCCGCTTATCCGTGATGCGTAGGGCTGAATGATTATATTACTTTTTCTTCTTTAGCCAGGGAAAGAGCCAAGAACCTTCCAAATATTGTTGCGCCCTGATAACGGCATACTCCCTGGTATGTATGCGCAAATCGGACGGAATCTTCTCTATTATCTTCCCTTCTAACTCGTGGTCGTAATTCACTCCGCACTCTTTCAGAAGCTCATAGAGAGGATCATTGAAGAATGAGGCAAATATATGCTCCTGAGTGTCGAGGTTTAGAAACTCGAACGAGCAGAAGGGATAATCAAGGAAGGCGTGCAATATCTTAAACATCTTTATTCCGCTTATCCGCGATGCGGTAGGGCTTTAAAAACTTAAAATTCTATAATTTTTCGGGTAAATTGATACACCGTATTATTTTATTTTTTAAATTTGCACCGTCTTCGGAAGATTTCAATCGTACCTTTATGGAATAGAAAGAAACATAGAGCTTCCGTTGACGGTCAGACTCTTCAAAGTCTGTGGATTCAAACGCTCTTAAAGAGCCAAATTTCTACTATCGTAGATTCGAGCCGGAAGGCTCACGGTTGCCCCGGCTTCGGTCGGGGCTTTTTTATTCTTCCTCTTCATCTTCTTCCTCCTCCTCGATAGGATTCTGATAGTCGTCGCTATGTGCGACCAAATCATCGAGAGCTGCCTGGAAGCTATATTCTGCCATCGGATAATATGCGTAATCATCATTTAAGTCATCATAAAAGTCAAAAGAACGACAATGGTCAGCAGCTTTTAGAATGCCACCATCAGGGTCAATCCAAAAATCAAACCAATAACTATACTTCTCGCAACCACTAAAGTTTATCTCATGGTCGAGATAATCTAACGTTATATAGGCTACCTCGTTTAAGAACTTAATACCTTCTGAGTCGCCTGCTACCGCATACATTTTACCATCATCGCCTAAGCGTAAGTCAAACCATGCTTTTTCTTTGTTTTGCTGATACCAGGCAATAAACTTATCTGAAATAGACGTGTAATAACGGTCGAAATATTTAAAGACTTCATCATTTATATACTCATCATCGAAAAAGTCCTTTCCAAACTTTAAGTATTTAGGATCGTCAACGGACAATTTTACGCTTAACAAACAGTTAAGGTTATTATTGTACCCTTCTATAACAAGATTTAAATCATCCATACATATTGACTTAACCGTGATGTCGAGGGCTGAACATTATTACTTAAAATCTACACCTGTAAGCGGATCATTATCGCCGCCGTTCTCAATCTCGATGCCTTCCGGCTTAGGGCGGAGCTTTTCCGTTTCCTAATCTTTGGCCAGAGAAACTTCTTCGTAATCTACAAACACCTTGAAGTTATCACGCAACAAAGTTTCAATAGCTTCTTTCCCGAAACGCCATCCAGGAGCAGACCAGAACATATCACACTCCTCCAAGAAATCGTGGTCGTAATATACACCGAATTTCTTTATCTTTGAGAACACTTCAGCAGGTATGCGATGTGTCAGGGTGAAGGAACCTGAATTAGGGCAAGGACGGGTTAAAATAGCCTCACTCAAATCTTCGTCATGTGGTGCCGATTCGCAGTGAAAAGAGATAGCGCCATTTTCTATAGCCTCTTTAACTCTTCTGATCTTCTCATTCTTTATTTCATTCTTTTTCTTTCTCTCCTCAATCTCTTTAAGTTTTGGAGCAGCAAGCGCAAAAAGTTTATCCATATTCGTACTATCAACACGATAGGTCGTATCATGTCCTTCAAAGCACGACGTAAACTTCAGCCTGTCCTCAAACTTATCTATCGCCTTAAAAGCATTCAGAATGTTTAACGCCTTTTCGTTGAAATAAAGAAATCTGTAATTTTCCGCACAGTCGCTACCGCAAATGAAATCATCAGTAAACTCTATGTAGGTAAAACTCAGTTCCTTTGCTTTTTCTTTAATCGACTTGAGCAATTCTCTATAAAAAGCATTAAACTCTTCTTTAGGGGTAGAATCGAGACGGATACATATCCTTTCCTTGGTGTTCAGGCCCAACGCAACTTTTGCATCTTGACACAAACGAACAACCGGTATTACCTCATTATTAGATATTCCGGCCTCCATTAAACAATGATACCATTCTCCGGATATGTTTATAAGACCGTCAAAATCTTGCCATGATAATATTCTTCCGTCCTTCTCGCATAGATATAAACAGAAAGGGTCTTTAGTATTTAGGAACTTCACATCATAAGCGGTTCCGCTTTTCGTAATAGCTTTCATACTAATTGACTTAACCGTGATGTCGAGGGCTGAATATAATCTATAAACCAGTGAAAAATCTCCGATATTATAACGAGTAAATATCGCTACCGAGAAGACGGGGAATGATTTCAGCATCAAGAATGGAATCGTAATCCCAAAGGTGGGCACCGAAATCTTTCTTCAGCTTCGCTACTGCCATTTTATATGCCTCCTCGCCGTTCTCGGAATAGCCTTCGTACTCATAATATTTATATGAGAAATTGACGGTGGCATGAAGGCAGACGGTAAAGAAACCTTTCGGCATCGCAGCCAGCTCCTTGCGGCGCTCGTTGATTTCTCGGGCGATACGCTGCTTTTCCTGAATCTCCTCATCCTGCTTGCGCTTGCGGTCTGCTGCCTCCTTCGCTATAATAGCCTTCTCGCACTCCTCTGGGGTATCAGCAAGGGCAGGATAGCAATAGATGAAGGATGAAGGGCTACAGCCTGTAGTCTGCAATTTTCTACCCGCCTGCTCGTCCTGATAAATCTTCTTCAGAAGGGCGTGAACGTTGTAGTTTACCTCCAACTTTCTGCCGCCCGGCTCGTTCTTGTCGGTCAGGCTATTAATAAACTCCTCAGCTTCTTCTGCTGAGTTGATGATGATTTTCTTGTCGAAATATACAAAAAACTTCTTCATGTTGTCTGCGCTTCACCGTGATGCGCCTAGGGCTAAATGATTTATAATTTATGATTGATAATCTGCTTAGTTTTTTTTATCTGCTCACGCGCCCACTCCTTTGCGGTTCCTGGCTCAATATCGCCATAAAGCTCCATATCGTGCGCCTCGCTCAGAAGATTATCGTAGGTTGTATTATTATGTCGTTTGCTCGCTGCGATAATAGCCAGGGCGTGAACGTAATCTTTGATAGGGCGAAGAGGATTTTCACGCTCCATCTTTGCGATGAGCTTACCGCGCTTTACGCTGTCGCCTCGCTCAAACTGGCGTGAAATCATCGCTGATATTCTGTCGTTCTTATAATCTACCTTTTCCTCTGCCATCTGCTGCGCCTCTTCGAAGGTAACTGCATTCTCTGATTTTCTAACTAGCGAGCGCGCCCATGCGTCGCGAACGTCTTCCCAGGTTTTCACCTTCTTCACGACCTTCTTCTTTCCGTCAAGCATTTCGACGAATGCTTTTCCGTCCTTCGCATTCAGGTAATAATCGTGATAGTGATCCTGATAGCCGTAGCCATTGTAGTTATCACCGAAGGTATGATAATCTACCATTTTTTCCTCAACGAAAGCCTTCATCTTACCCAGAAGTGATTTAGTACCATCGAAGACGCAAACGTTTACTACGCCGTTCTTTATGCACGCTGAAACTCTACTCTTATGCTTTTTGTTAGCATTCTCAACAGATGAAAATTTGGAAGGAATAAATACTCTTCTATAAGTTCCCATATTGTTTGCGCTTAACCGTGATGCGCTAGGGCTGAAATGATTATTATTGTTTTTATTTATCTTCTTATTTTATTTTCTAATGCAAAGGTACGAAGAATTTTTGAAACTACCAAATAAAATGCACTTTAATTACTGTTTTAGGTGCATTTTTAACGTTTGTTTTATTTGCAAAGTAAATTCTCAACACCTTTTCATCTTCTTTTCTTCTTTCGTCGCCTACCGGGGAATCGGACCCCGAAGGATGAAGCATATCATCCTCGGCCAACCGTAGGCGAAATTCGGCTGCTGCTATCCTCACGGACCGCAGACAGCCGTTGTAAAACTAAGACAAATGCGGACGCTTCCGCACATAAACATTTAAATTTTAAAGTTATTTAAAAGAATATGCACCCCGCCGTGGTGTTGCTCCGCGCTTCCGGTCTGCCGGACGGGGTAGGGGAAGGCTCTCAGGCTTCCCCTATATGATAGGGGATAGGGTATTATGAGATAGCCTCGATACGTTTCGTTTGATGCCGCATAACTTTGCGCATAGCGTTTAATGTAAGCGCTGCCTTAAATTCTTCCTCTGTCATACCTTTCAGTTTTAGCACGTATTCCAAGTAGCCTTCGCGGATTTGCTCCGCCTTAAACTCCTCGAAGGTATGAGGAACGCAATCATCGGCAACCCAGAAAGCCTCGTGTTGCAGTTCGATGGCATCGCCTATCCAGCACTCTGATAAGCTGTCATTCTCTTCATCTGGAGTCTGCTCGCTCTCCTCCAGCAACTCATCGAAATGCTCGATACAGTACTTGATAATTGTGCGAATGTCCTTCGCCCATGAGCAGGTATCGTCAGGGCTGATATTACACTCCTGCAGCACCATCTTCACCAGCTCATCGATACCCTTGCGGCTCTTGATATATGCGTTGTGGTAGAAATCGAAAGGGATGACGTGATCCAGTTTCCATCCCTTCTCCTCGTTAACAGATGGTCGGCCGTATGCCTTGCGGCTCTCTTCTGTCACCTGCATTTCATTCTCCTTATTCTCAATAACGTTCATACCGTTGTTTTTATTATTCTTTGCTTCCATAATTTCTAATTTTTAAATGTTTTGTAAACATGATGTTGTGATATTATTTATCGAAAGTATCACTATTAATATATATGGTCTCTGAACCACGCTTGCATTCCCTTACAGCAGAAGCATGAAAACAGGCTCTACCTATACCAGACAGCCAGCGGTCTCTACCTAGCTTTTTAAGAGCTTCCTCCTCGTTGATTCTCTGATCATCTTCAATATAATACTTATAATTAGTTTTCTCTATCTGGTTGAAATCTTCTTCGAGATAGCCGATTTTCTTTAAAAACTCCTTATCTTTCTTTGTTAACTTTGCCATAATTTTCTATTTTTTTAATGATTCTATAATGCTACTGATAACTATTGAGCTCTACGAGTTCCAGCGAGCCGCCTTCCAGTTTACTCTGGATTTCGTGCGCAACTGTAGCACCCGCAAACTTCACGTCGTTCTGGAAGTCTTCTATCTGTTCCAGTACCGGAACTTTCTCGCCATTCGTAGCCCAGCGGAAAATATGCTCCCTGATACCTTTCGTGATAGCTGCCAGCAGTCGGCGGGTGCCCGCCTTGTCGGATGATCCGACGTAATATCTAACCATTGAGCCGCGGGATTTCCAATCGTCGCAAGTGCTTAGAATATAAATATGCTTCATACGATTTTCTCGTTTTTCGTTGTTGCTATAATATTACTATAATACCACACTACTGCCTGAGCCATCGCATCTTTCAATGCCTTCAGGTATCTGTCTGTATCTTCAGGCGTGTTCATCGGAACGTGCCTATCTGGATATTTGCCGTTCTGATCTCCACTGCCAAGATGGATGATGCAGAAGGAGCGATCCTTGTCGTGGGTAGCTACCATACCACGGCGCTTGCAAAGTGCCACTACCTTGTCGAAATATTGTGGCTCGAAAGTCACTACCTGGAGTACACTCCAGGGATATTCCTGGGCAGTCAGCAGGATTTTACCCTGCTGCTGCGAGATAGCGAAATTATATATAACTGATGATTTCTTCATTTTCTAAATGTTCTATAATGAGTGATTACTTATGATGCCTTCTTGACGTATGCTTCTGCCACCGTCTTCCTCCCTACCATGCAGCCCTGCTTATATAGGCGATTTCCGGCTGCATCACAATGGCAGAGACATAATCTGCCAAAACTCTTATAATAAATACGGTACCCGTACTCAAAATCAGGTGTTCTGATAGCCTCTGGTGGCAGCAGCTCAATATCTCCCGGCTGGAAGGTGTAATTCTGTACCTTCTTAAATCCTGCCGGTGCTGGATTTTTAGCTTTCCAGGCTTCACGGCGCGCCTCGTAGGCAGCATGTTTGCGGTCTGTCTCTTCCCGTCTTTTCTTTCTTTCTGCCTCCCGTTCCTCTTCACGTTTCTTCTCTTCAGCTATCTTAGCCGCTTCTGCTGCCAGGATCTCTGTTTTCTTCTTGCCCGTGATATTCTCGGCAATCTGCCAAAATCTGCCTTCAGGGAAGCACTGGATGACCAGCGCCAAACCTACATAGGTAATGCCCCAAAGACCTTCCAGTTTGAAGACGTTGGCACTGCCTGTAAACAGATTCACGTCTATCTTATCCACTTCTGCCTGGTATCTTTCCTGTGCCTTCTGGAGTGCCTCCTGGCTTGATACTCGCACCATCTTACACATATAGAAGCTGCTGCTGTCCTCCTTAATCTGCCACTCATTATCCATCAATTTGATGTAGCGGAAAAGCTTCTCCTTCTTCTCGTGGTCAATGGCGGTCCATCTGATGCCCAAAGACTGATTTTTGTTTTTCGTAAGATTCACGTAAAAACCTACACAGCGAGTATGCGGATCATCAAAAATGCCGTGGACGGTGATTTGAGTCTGATATTTGCAGATAGGGAAGCCCTTTGCCAGTTTCTCCAAGGTCTCGAAGCTGCATCCCTTCTCCACTGCCTGAAGCAGCGCTGCCGGAACTTTCTTTGCGCTCAGATTCTTAATATGTTTCTTATCGTATGATGATGACTTCTTAAATAAGTCTGTAACTTTGTTTGCCATAATTCCTAATATTTTGAATGTTCTATAATGAGTGATTTCTAATTTTTCCGATGGGCTATAATAGGGCAGTGCTTAGGCTGCCTTATTATTGCCAGGGTATGTGATAAAATCCGTAACGCTTACATGTTCGTTTACATAATCGGAAGTCCAGAGATCCAGTCTGTCGCCGTCGGCTTCACTGAAGCCGCATTCTGCCAGCATGATATAATATAACATATAGGCCAAATACTCCTCCTGGTGATCACTTTTGTGATTGAATAAAGCCGTGCGATTCCAGTCTTTTATGTGATTGCTCAGGAAGGACCAGAAGCCATCGCATGACGTATGATTTGAAATGATCCAGACAGCTATCTTTTCACGGTAATTTTTCACCTTTGCCATAATAGCATCTTTAGCCTTGCTGGTTAGCCCGATTTTTGCCTGGATAGAGTCTGTACTATAATTATAAAAAAGCGGATGCTGAACGCCTACAAAGGATAATTTTATATCCTTGCAGATATTCTCCTGAAGCCAGCGTTCCCACTGCTGGGTGTAAGCCTCGCAAACTGCCTTCTGATAACCTTCATTATCAAAGATAAAATCTTTGTCCTCCTTCACATCGTTGTAAAGCTCATATTCTATGATTTCTGCCTCCGGGCTCCATCTTGACTCATAGAATCCCTGGAAGCTTACCAGGTCGATGTTTGATACATCTAATTTCTTTTTCTTTTCCATAACCTTAAAATTTTAAATGTTCTATAATATGTTATTTTCTTTATTCCCAAGGAATCCTACTTTTGAGGATTCCCTGATTTTACACGTACACTATAATAAGGCGAAATAAACGGGTATCTTATTTCATTGATGCAATATATCGCCGATGGTGTACTCTGTGCCAGGGTGTCCTGGCAAATCACCTTGCCGTTCATGCCGTGCACCATCATGTTCAGGGCGCACATTTTGCATACCAGCGGATCCGAATCCTGGGCTATATACTGGTAGCGGCGACCGGCTGAAGGATTCAGTTTGCTAACCTCCATATAATGAGCCAGGAGCAGGCGACCGCTTCCGGCGGCGCAGTCATTCACCATAGAGCCTTCTATTTTCGCGCTGGGAGCCTCAATTTTGCCAGGTGATATAATAGCACTCAGAAGATCCGATACGCTTGCAGGCGTGAAAAATTGCCCCGTCTTAGATGCCTTGCCAGCGGTTAAATACATATCTTCATACAGCATACCGAACACGTCGAGCCACTGGCCGCGGTCCATCGCCTGGCTAACATCATTGAGCCATACCATTGCCAGGGTAGCCAGTTTCGGCTTCGCCTGAAGGCGCTGCTGCTGCCATTTCAAATAACCTTTTGAATCACCCAGGAACGCCTCCACGCTGAATAAATCCAGAAGGTAATCGCAGAAATTACTCAACGCCATTTCATAAGGTCGGCCGTCTTCCTTTGCCTGGTCGCTCAATATATCTACATATAATTTCGTATTAATCATAAATCCTCAAAAATTTAAACGTTCTATAATAAGTAATATTTCACACGTTCTATAATAGATGCCCTGGATAGCGTCCAAGGCTAGCTGCTAACATATCCAGATGTGACTAAAAAGTGGGTACTTCTTCAGGTCATGCTCACGTGCCCAAATTCTAATTGTACCGTCTGTTTTTACCAGCTCATGAACTGAAGCCTCGATTTTTCGTACCTGGTCCACGTACTTTGCGTAATGTTTGATACTATCTTTATATTTAGCAATATCCTGGCTTTTATCCAATATATACCCGTCGATCACCCCGATGGCTTCTGCTGCATTCATACGGTCGCCGGTAAACCATTCCCACTCCTTGCCCTTCTGAGAGTTCCAGGAACCGTAAAACGTGATACCCGGCGCGTATTCTCCGTATGAATTAATAGCACTTAATTCCAAACAACCTTCATAAAAGCTACAATAAAAGCCCGTGGCCTCCTTTGCAGCAGCCAGGAAGCGCTTATTTATCACCTTGCCGTCGAAGGTACGGCAAACGTCTTTTAATGCCTTCAGGGCTATTATTTCTTTGTTCGAGCGGTCCACGAGTTTTTCGACGTGTTCGCGGAACTTCTCTACCTCCTCATTCTTTTTGCGACGAAGACAAGCTTTTACGGCGTTCTGGTACTCTTTTTCCGTGCCTATCATGTAGTTTATAGGCTTGTCACGATCAATCATACCACGGCGCATGTAATACTCATTCTTCAGGATTCCGTACTCCTTCGCATTTTCCACGCTACTGAAGCGTCCGGGCTTTTTAGTTGAGATAGAATCGCCGGTCCATAGGAAAACGTCTCCAGGGGCATCAATTAAATCACACAAGCGATCCGCGATTTTGCTGATATTCTCATTTTCCAAATTATTTAAATCTATCTTTGTTTTCATAATTCCTCAAAATTTAAAATGTTCTATAATATAGTGATATTCTTTTTTTTCTTAACCTTCAATAATCTGAAGGTATGATAATTTGATTCCGTCGCTGTAGTCATATTGCGCGATGCAGTATGCACCGTTTGCGGCTACATAAAGATAACTTTCTCCGGTTATATCGTTAACCGTGAATGATCCGGAACCGTTCGCACGATCGCCGCCGTTGGCCAGCATCGCCAGGGCATTGTTATATTTGCCCTTTTCTACTGCTGGAATATCAGCGCAAACTATCAAACCTTTCAGGTAGTTAGCCGTTTTCTTCTTGCCATCTTCGCAAGTCTGTTTGATCACACGGGCAAAGAGTCTCTTTGCCTCCTGAAATTTATCCTCCGGGAAAATATCGCACTTTGCGGGTGCAAACTCCGGAACGCCTGATACGTCTTTTAATGTTATCTTTGCCATATTGCTTAAAATTTTAGATGTTCTATAATAACCAGTTACGGCTTAAAATCTCGCTGAATGCCTGACACGCCTCCTTCAGGTTTTCTGCCTGGATCTCGCTGTGCTGATTTCTAATATCAATCCAAAAATCCGCACGTTTTACATTACCATCCTTATCTGTAGCTAAAATGAAAAGTCTTCATAACTCTAATATTTTAAAGATTCTATAATATGTTTACTAATTCCCGGTGATATTTTACAGCCACTATAAAGTGACTTTTATCACCATCTAGAAGGTGCCGGCGGGAATGATCCGCCATGAAGGCCTTAAACCTTTGCACCCTGATATAATTTAAGATACTCGCTTATATACGGCTGATCCATTATTAAAACGGCCTATTTCTATAATCTGATCAGTTAACGGCGCGACGGCTTTTTCAATATTCTCTATAATAGAAGAATATAATGCCAGGAGCCGCTTTTTCAGGTTTTTAGACTGCATAACCGCAAAACCGTGCACCTGCCCCGTGCTTCGATATTGGCACGCCTGATCCGTGTCCCATAGACCTTGCTCCAGAATATCGGCAAAATCTATATCGTGTACGTCGTCGTACTCGCTGCCATCTAAGTAAATTCTGCCATCTAGATAAGCCCCCTCGTAATAACCAGGTCGCAAAAATACATCTAAAGAAAACTCAAAAGGAACGTCGCAAAACTCGATTTCACGAAAAACACTTGCAATTTGGTATGGTTCCCCGTTTTCCAGATAACCTCCATCAAGATCACTAATCGCTCCGGCGATATTATCACGCTGAAAATCGAACTCGATTTCGTCGTCAACCATAACAGAATAATATCTGCTAAAAATTGTATGCCCAAAATTACACGTAGCCATAACTCTAATATTTTAAAGATTCTATAATATGTTTATTAATTCCCTGGTGATATTTTGCAGCCGCTATAATAGCGGCTTTTATCACCTTATTAGAAGGTGCCGGCGGGAATGATCCTCCATGAAGGCCTAAATACCTTTGCACCTTGATATATTTAAAGTTTGAAAAAGAATACTTTATAAAGATACTGATAATATCATACACACGGCCGCGGCAAGTAAATTAATGCCTATAAACTGCAGCCCGTTAACTGTCACGCCCTCGTCGCCGTCGCCGGCAAAGTAAGTTTTAGGCGCAAAAAGCCATCTCCAGGCGGTTTTTGCAGCCGCAAAGATACATTTATTCAGGCGTGCAAAAAGAATGGCACACACGGCAAATAAAACGCTTACTAGCGCCGCCGTACTGGTACGGCGTGAAATATTGATGCTATTATTCATAACTCTAATGTTTTAAAGATTCTATAATATGGTTATTTTGTGGGTACCCTGGAAGAATCCAGGGCACCGGGTATTTTATGCACATCTCATGAAGTTATCGAGATAGTGGCGCGTTCCCTTAATCGTGATATAAGGGCGCGGCCAACTGTCTTCTTTTTTAGGGCACGTGTATTTTATCTTTTGCCAGCGCGCGCAAAGTTCCTCCGTATTGTTATAACATACCTTATATAATGCACGTTCCCCGTTCTCGTCGATCACAAGGGACCAACCTCCATAACCTTCTTGCTCGAAACATTCGCCGTATTTTGCTAATTCTTCATACTGTTCTTTTATAGTCTTTTTTGCCATAACTCAAATTTTTTAAATGTTCATAAATAGAAGGTGCCGGCGGGAATGATCCACCGTTTAAGGCCTTGTACCTTTGCACCCTGGAATCTATAAAATATATTATAATGCTGCCATCTTAGCGACGGCCGTGTTAACCATTTTAGCCTGATCCTTGTTTGTGATCTCCGGTGTGTGTTCCTGGACAAATTTCTTTTGTTCAGTACTCAGCGCCGCAAAATTAGCCGCGAAAGCCGCACAGAAAGCTTCTGCTTTTTCGTGTTCATTCTTTGCCACTGCCTGAATCTCCAGGCGCAAAGATGCACGCAAATTTTTAGGGAATTTTTCAACGGCGTGTAATAATGCCGTTTCGTACTGGAAAGATTCCCAAGTTCTGTTAAGGTATGATACGCGGGAATGCTCGTTATATTTGCCACCTCCACTAACAAAAACATGATGACAAAACCCCATTCGTGTATTAGTCGTATCACATGTAAAATAAATATGTTCGCCGTTAACTACAAACTCAAATGTTTTAATATTATATCTTTTTGTTGTCATAATTTTCTAAATTTTTAAATGTTTCTATAATAAATGGATAATAAGGGAGCCGGGACCGGCTCCCATGGCTTTATTTAATCGTCGAGTCTAATTTCATCTAAATTGTCCAGATCATAAATTGCCAGTTGGCCGTTAACTCGTGCAAGTTCCAGGGCCTCCGTGCGATCCTTTACTATTACGGTTGCATCGTAATAGTAGCAACCGCTTTTCGTGTCATACCAGCCACCAAAAGCGAGGCTGTTAAAACGAGAAGCTTCTCCCTGATTCTGCATTTTATTGATAACATCAACTACCTTTTTAAGACCTTTGGCCCCAAAAGAGTCTTGAGTAACTGCAAGGGCTACAGCATAACCTGAAGTTATAGGCTGCAGAGTTGCAGCGTTAATGGTGTAACCTTCTGGATTTTGAGCGGCGATCGCTGCAATTGTTGAAATAACTAAATCCTTTTTCATAACTTTTTAATTTTAAATATTTATACTTTGTTTCTGTTTTACGTTTGCAAAGATACGGATTTATCTTTATTTCACCAAATAATTTGCAAAGAAAATAAAGAAATAACCTTATATTTAACGTTTAAAAACAATATATATCCTTATTTTTACAGTTATTCACAAAAATATATGTTTATCTAGATAAAAATATAATATTATATCTTTATTCTCTTTATGTAGTGTACACCTTATTATATATAGGGAAAAGAAAACGGTGGGCGATTTCTGGTGCTGGTGGGTGATAGGTTCAGGCGGTGGGCGGTGTGTGCCATCGGTGGGCGGTTCCTGGTGCTGGTGGGTGATAGGTTCAGGCGGTGGGCGGTG